CTGCCTCCTGCTGCCTCCGGCTGCCTGCTGCTGCCTCCTGCTGCCTCCGGCTGCCTCCGGCTGCCTCCTGATGCCTCCGGCTGCCTCCGGCTGCCTCCGGCTGCCTCCGGCTGCCTCCGGATGCCTCCTGCTGCCTCCTGCTGCCTCCTGATGCCTCCGGCTGCCTCCGGCTGCCTCCGGCTGCCTCCTGATGCTGCTGGCTGCCTCCGGCTGCCTCCTGCTGTCTCCGGCTGCCTGCTGCTGCCTCCTGCTGCCTCCGGCTGCCTCCTGCTGCCTCCGGCTGCCTCCTGATGCTGCTGGCTGCCTCCGGGCCTCCCGTTATACGCGGGAGGCCTTGAAGGCGGATAATCTATCGCATATAATGGCGCGTGATTTTTTATCCGTGCGGAGATACTCCGCTATATCAACCGGATATTCATGCCGCGTCATGACATAACACGTATAACCGCATTCACGACAGCGGCGGCCGTTGCACTCGTGCGCGCCGTTTGCAATTGCTTCCGTGATTGTTTCCGTATCCGGATATACCGTGAATCGCGCGTCGTCAAACCAGGTTGTTTTACACGGTATTCCAATAATGGGCGATGAATGAATAAACCGTATGTTTTTTGGAAGCATCGCGCGCGTTGTGTATCCTTCCGCATTCAATCCTTTTTCAACGTCGATATTGTTTTTATAAAACCAGCCAAAAGATGTTATCAAATGAGTCTTTCCAATTCGCAGCAGGTTGCGCGCGTGAATCACGTTTACGACGTCGCCGTCTTCATTAAACCTGCATAACGCTGTAATGGTAGAAAGCGTTGAAAGCTCTTTTTCGGTAAAAAGCACGCTGGAAAGAATGCGCGCGTTTAGTTTATGCCTCCGCCAGGCGGCCTCTTTCCATTGGTCACGCCATGCATAGCACGCGCCGCATATAATCAAAGGATTGCTTTCAGCGGCCTGCATCATGTGCTGGCAAAAATCGCACGCGGCGCAACCGTCGATTGACGAACAGCCTTCAATTTTTCCGCTGTCATGATACGCAACGTTGACGATGGAAAGCAGGCGTGCACGGTCTCCCGCCGTCATGGCGTCGCCTTTATTCAGCAACGCTTCCGCCTCTGTTTCCAGGTTGTCCAGATTGTGGCGCATAGTGGCAAGCCGCTTTTCGTTTGCCGCAATGCGTGCGGCGTCGTTGCTGTTCTGATTCTGTTTCATGTTTCATGCCTCCCGTTTTTTTATTCCAGCTTTGAGCGCTGGCCTCGCGGGCCGTCATGCGGCCCGCGTCGTCAACGTTCAATAATTCGTGTACCAGATAACGCTGTTCGCATTGTCGGAATGCCATATTTCCGTCTTCCATTTCTTGACGGCTTCCGTCACGGTGTATCCGCCTTCCGTCGTGAATTCTTCCGTCTGGTACGCGGGCCCATTGACTTCAAACAATAATCCGCCGTCTTCCGTTGTGTACGTTTTGCAATAATTGCCATACTCATTTAGGCTTCCCGTATCGCAATGAAGCATTCCGCCATGTTTCCGGAAAAATTCTCTCTTATAATCCAGGCTGTTCATTTCTTTTCCGCCTCCTGTTTAATTTCTTTCTCCGTTTCCGCAATCAATCTAACCAAATCATATACAGCAACCATGTTTCCGCCGTCGCGATACCAGGCGAGCGCATTCTCCTGATTCCGTTTGATTTGCTCTAATCTTTCTAGCTTGCTCATTATTTCCGCCTCCTGTCGTTATTCGTCGGTTTTTTCCGACGTTCTGATTATATTATACGGATATATCCGACGCTTGCAATATACTTTTTCCTTTTCCCTGTAGCCTTTTTTCTGTTTACAGAAAAAAAGCGTCGCGCATCCGCGCGACGGATTTACCTACCCATGGGGTAGGTAAATCCCAACGCCTGGGGCGCCGTCACCCCTTCCCGTACCCCAAAAACAAAAAAGACGATTTTGTCGGAAAAAACCGTTGACAAATTCGAAATAAACGGATATAATCGACACAGAAACGATATGGAGGTATTAAGATGCTTGCGAAGAAGATTGTGCGAGAGATTATGAAGAAGGAAGGGATCGGTACAACGAGGCTTGCGGAAATGTTAGGGTACAGTAAGCGTCCGCAGAAGATTTGCGACCGGTTGAGTGACGCGAAGAGCAGCAATCTTGGCACAGAAGCGCTGAACGAAATGATTCGTGCGATGGGATACAAAGCGATTATTGTGCCGGAGAGTGCGGAGCTAAAGGACGGGTGGTACGAGATTGATTCGGTACCCACCCGGAGTGCAAAGAAGTAACGCGTTCCGGAAAGTATGTTTCCGAAAAATCCCGAAAAAACAAAAAAGGCGATATCGGAGGTGAGACCAGGTGCTGACGATTGGGATCGGAGTGATTGGGTTTGTGGTGTTATACGTGACCGGATCGGAAGGCAACTGGGGCGCATTTGCGGTAGCTGGTGCGATACTGTTGTTACTGATTCTGATGAGTGCATGTGAGCGGCGAGATACGCGGGCGTGGGCGAACAGGCAGCGGTACTGGTCGGACGGCTGGGCGTTCCGGGATACGAGGCCGACGGTGCGAGTGGAGCAGCGGACGGTTGTGCGGAGCGAGGTGATGGTACTCGGACGGACGGGACGTATACCGGATGCGGTGCGGGTACCCGTGTTGCGAGCTGAGTCTGACCGGCACGGGCGGATGTACAGGTGTCCGGTATGCGGGCGGTACGAGGCAGTACGCGGGAGTGGCGTATGGGGATGCCGGGGATGCCGGACGGTACTTAAGACGAGGGAGGATGGATGAGAATGCGCAGGGTACTGGGGTTTATTGTTGTGCTGGTGATGAGCGTGTGCGTGGTCACATGCGGAGTGACGGACAGTGCGGATCAGATGACGAACCGGGAATTGTTAGAAGTAACGGCGTTTTTGTACAGCAAGAGTCCGGAGATAATGTCGAACGAATCCATGCTGATGGCCACGTATTTGATTTATGAGGAGTATATGCATGAGAAGAAGACGAACACGATATCGACATACAGTGAATTACAGACAAGCGGGTTTCGGATCAAAGGATTTCTGAAGGTATGGTATCTGACTGAAGAAAGTGTCAGAACGGACTTTATAAAGTGGCTGGATGACGAGATTACGGACGAAGAGTTTGCGACAGTCCTGATGGACGGGATACAGAAGCTTTTGAAATAAGGCAAAAGCGAAGGTAAGAGACGCAGTAATTGCGGGGACGGACCTGTGAAAGCGGGTTTGTTCCCGTTTTTTATTTGGAGGGAAGAAGATGCGGGTTGACGGGATGCCGCTGCGAGAGTGTCCGTTTTGCGGGAAGTGTGTGGCGGGGATAAGAATATTTACGCCGGACGGCAGGAAACTGTTCACGCATCGGTACGGCGTGGTATGCGATTATGACCGTGGCGGGTGCGGCGGGGCAGGCGGGATATATAAGACGCCGCAGGAAGCGGTGGCAATGTGGAACCAGCGGAAGCGGAGGAGAAAGGAGCGGACGGAATGACGGGTCAGGAGATTATAGACTGGATTGAAGAGAACGGCGCGGAGGACGCGGAGATTTACGTGGAGATCAAGCCGAAACTGTTTAAGGCATCAAGCGGGTTTGACGTGCTGGGGAGCGAGGACTGTCCGTGCATGTGCATGGTTGTACTGAGGTGATGGCGCATGACAGAACTGGAGCGGATTGCGGCGTACGTAGAGCGGAGACCGAATGATCCGGCGGCGTATTATGATGCGGTAGCGCTGTTCAAGGGGCATATAGAGGCAGGGGAAGCGGAGTGGCACGGGGTGAACCGGGAGTTCCGGAGGAAGATATCCGGTGCGATGCGAAGCGGTGCAGTAAGCGCGGTCGGCGTGGAGCGGCTGAACGACATATACTGGAAGAGTGTATTTCTGGACGCAAGGGTGGATTTTGATGCTTTCAACCTGTATCTTGAGAAAAACATTCCGGCGGAGAAGAAGATATACCAGCCGAGGCGGAGAGCGCTGATGCCGTTTGTGAAGGCATTGCAGGATGCACATGACGGGAAACTGGACTTTATCAGCGGAAGTGTGCCAAAACGTGTCGGAAAGACAACGATTGGGACACGGTTTGTGCTGTTTCGGGCAGGAAACAGTCCGATGAGCAGTTCATTGTGCTGTGGTTCAGGTGATATGCTGGTGAAGTCCTTTTACAGCGGTATGCTGGAGGTTTTACAGGACAGGGAAAAATACTGTTATTCAGAAATATTTCCGGACTCTGAACTTGTAAGGACGAATGCGGACGAAAAACTTCTTGATCTGCATAAGAGAAGCCGATTTGCATCCATTACATGCCGAAGCATTGACGGATCGCTGACGGGCAATACGGAAGCGAATGACAACGGCGTGCTGTACATGGATGACCTTGTTGCAAATGAAGAGGAAGCGGTCAACAGGGCAAGGCTTGAATTCCTATGGAACAAGGTGACTGGCGATTTGTTTGGACGGTGGGTCGGCGGTCCGATTGTGATCTTTGGGACAAGGTACAGTTTGTATGACCCAATTGGAATGTTTCAGGAATATGCAGCGAATCGTGATTGGCGGACGCGGATTATTGAAATTCCGGCGCTGAACGATGACGGCGTGAGCAATTTTGAAATGACGGTGGAAGGGAAGAAGCGGTTTACTACAAAGTATTTCCTGGACATGAAAGCGGCGTGCACAGAGATGCAATGGGAAAGCCAGTACCAACAAAGGCCGTTTGAAGCGAAGGGGCGGTTGTTCCCTGAAAGTTCGCTGAACCGGTATTTTGAGCTGCCTGTAAACAAGGACCCTGACGCGATCGTGGCGGTATGCGATACGGCAGAGAAAGGAACGGACAGCGTTATGATGCCGATTGCGTATGTGTACGGAGAGGATGTGTTTATAGAGGACTGCGTGTTCAATAACGGAACGCCGCAATATACGAAACCAGAGTGTGCGCACATGCTGATCAAGCACAAGGTTTCGACGTGCACGTTTGAATCAAACTCTGCCGGGGAATATTTCGGGCGGGATGTGGAACAGCTGGTCAGAGATCAGGGGCACAGAATCAGTATTCGCCTGAAGCGGTCAATTGCGAACAAGCAGACACGGATTGAGCAGTCGTCTGATGCAATTCTGAAGCATTTTTACTTTAAGGATAAATCACTGTACGGACCGATGAGCGAGTACGGGATGATGATCAAGGAACTTGTGTCGTACACACGCAGTGGGAAAGTGCTTCACGACGATTCCCCGGATGGTTTAAGTCTCCTGGAGAACGAATTGCGCGGACTCGCGTTCGGGAAAGTGGAAATAATGAGGAGGCCGTTTTAATATGCCTGGAGGAAGAATAAACAGAAATCATGGTATAAAGCCGCCGAGATATGTTCATCAGGTCAAGGATCACAAAAGATTATGGGAAATCTGGAACGGCATTAAGAAAAGATGTCTGTTTGAGAATGACCAAAGATATCATCAATACGGCGGACGTGGCATTTTGATGTGTGACGAATGGCAGTCTTCGTTTGATCATTTTGCGGACTGGGCATTATCAAACGGTTATGAAGACGGACTGTCGATTGAAAGAATTGATGTAAACGGAAATTATTGTCCGGAAAACTGCAAGTGGATTCCGCTCAGAGAGCAGGCATTCAACAAGCGTGATACTATCTGGATTCATTATCACGGGGAACGTATTCAGTTAAAGAAAATATGTATTATGAAGGGCCTGAATTATGATGCGATAAACAACAGAATTGTCGCACTCGGCTGGGATCCAGAACAGGCAATTGACATACCGATTGCAACGAATGAAGGATCGCTTAGAAGCGAGTGCATAAAGTGCGGACTGAATTACGGCACGGTCCATGATAGAATTTTCAAACTCGGATGGACACGGGAGGAAGCACTGAGCGTGGAAACCGGCAGAGGACGACATAGCGCTGTTCCAGTGCATGCGTCTGCCACAGGAAAATGCTGTCTGTGCGGGAAAGAGTTCACGAAAACAAACGGCATTCAAAAATTTTGCAGTGCTTCATGCCGTGAATCGGCAAAAAAGGAAAGACGGCACGAAAAACACATAAAGTAAACAAAATATTACGCATTGTATTGACAGACACGGATGACCACTATATAATGTGCGTGACGGATACTGCTCTGTTTTCTTTGCGACCATAAAAACGGTCCCGGGAAACACATCACGGCGGGGCAGTATGGAAAGGCGCTGAAAGAGCGAGAAATCGTTGTTTCAGTGCCTTTATTTTTATGAAACGGAGGGATTGCCGGGTGAGCCAGGAAGTGTACGACATTTCATCGCTGACGAATGCGGAAGATCTGGAACTGGCAAAGAATCTCCGTGGGCGCAGGCAGATCCTGAGTTCCGTGAACGAGGTCAATGACGGCAACGTGATTGACGTGCTGAACAAGGCAATCCCGATTCACCTGCTGAACCGGCGGGAAGAGATATTCCTTCAGAAGTATGTGCGCGGACAGCAGCCGGTACTGCTCCGGCAGAAGAAGTACAACGCCGAAGTCAACAACAAGATTGTTGTCAATCTGGCGAACCAGATCATTTCCTTCAAGGCCAGCGAGTTTGCGGGGGAACCGATCCAGTATGTATCCCGGGGCAGCGGACTGAAAGAGCGGGAGACGGACGAGCCGATCCCGGACAAGGTGGCCGCGATCAACAGCATGATGCTGACGGAAGGCAAGCAGAGCAAGGATTACAAGCTGGCGTACGAGATGTTTACGTGCGGTGTCGGATACCGGCTGGTGATTCATGATTCCGGAAAGGATAAGGCGGATTACCTGGACGAGGCACCGTTTGAGATGTACATCCCGGACAGCACGAACACGTTTGTGATTCGAAAGAGCGACGTGACGCGAAAAGTGTTGGCGGGCGTGACCTATGTGTACAAGAATCCGCCGTACAGCGAAGTGGAGTACACGGTTTATACGCCGAACGTAAAGTACGTGATCACTGGGACGGGAACGAACGGTACCGGTCCGCTGGAGGTCACGGGACGGGAAAAGCACAATTTCGGGATTGTGAACCTGATCGAGTACCCGTGCAATCCGAACTACATGGGCGCTTTCGAACCCGTGGTGCCGCTCATGGACGCCATTAACCTGACCCAGTCGAACCGGCTGGACGGTATTGAGCAGTTTATTCAGGCGCTGATGGTGTTTGACGGCGTGGATATCAGCCGGGAGGATTTCCTGGAACTGAAGGATCTGGGAGCCATCAAACTGCCGAGCACGAACAACGCGGGCGGCAAGAAACTGTACTACCTGAACGAGCAGCTGGACCAGAGCCAGACGCAGACGCTCGTGAACGATATGTACCAGACGATTCTTCAGATTGTGGGCATGCCGAGCCAGGGCGACGCATCGAGCGGCGATTCCAGCAATAACGGCGCGGTGATCATGAAGAACGGATGGTGGCACGCCGAGGCACGGATGCAGGAAACGCAGGCGATGTGGAAGGAAGCGGAAACGGACTTCCTGAAGGTCGTGCTGAAGATCTGCGCCGACACGAACACATTGACCGGACTGAAACTGAGTGATATGGAACCGGACTTCAGACGGCAGTACTACGAAGACTTGCTGGTCAAGACCCAGAGTTTCATGACGCTGCGGACAGCGGGTATGCCGCCGATTCAGGCGTTCACGTTCAGCCATCTGAGCCGTGATCCGGAAAGCGACGCACTGGTATACGAGGAATACCAGGCGAAACTGGCAGAGGAACTGGACCGGATGAACGGCGTGGCGGAAGCACTGGCGGAAGCACAGCAGGCGACCGAAGAGATACCGCTGAAGGAGAACGACACGGTCAATCCGACGAGTCCGGACGCGATTCAGGCGGAAGCGGACGCCAACGAGCGGGAGAAGCCGAGACAGCAGCAGGGTCAGTACGGTATCTGCCCGGTGTGCGGGAAAAAGTTCCTGAAGAAGGAATCGAACCAGGTGTATGACACCATCGCATGTGCGAACCGTGGACGGCGGAGCACGCCGCGATACGGGAGGATTTAATGGATGTCAGGAAGGTAGATTACTACGGAGCCTGCGATAAGGCCATCCAGAGCATGAACCGGAGCAGCCTGGAAGCGTTCGGACGGCTGAAGATGGCAAAGTGGGACGAGCTGAACATCATTCAGGCCGTAACGGCGGTGTACCGGACGAGCGCAAAGGAAGCGAAAAAACGGTACTACGAGGTGGCATTCGAAGCGTACCTGCTGATGTGCGCATTATGCGACATCCCGTACGGAAAGGCCCACGGAATGGCGGAGAAGGCCATTACGGAAGCATGGGTGGCGGACGTCCTGAGCCAGACGGACTTTGTAACGCTGTACCGGTTCGATACGGAAACGGAGCGGAAAGCGTACCGGCTGGCGGAAACACTGGAAGTCGCCACGGACCGCAGTTACGAGATCGACAAGGCACTGCGGTACTGGAGCCAGCAACTGGGACAGTACGCCATCAACATGACGGATTATGCCATGATTCAGGCGATGCAGGACGCGGGCGTGGAGTATGTCGAGTGGATCACGATGAGAGACGAGAAGGTTTGCAATGAGTGCAGGCCGAGGGACGGCGAGATTTACCGGATTGACGAGATTCCGGCAAAGCACTGGGGATGCCGGTGCAGGCTCAGACCCGTACTGAAGAGCGAAGAGTAGGTTTTAGACAGCGAAAGCTGTTTGAAATATACGTCAGAGAAGACGTTAAAACGCAGAACGTCAGAGAAGACGGAAATCGCACAACACAGGGGCGGAGATGCCCGACACAAAAGCGCAAAGGAGTATGAGGTATGTTCAGGAATCGAAATGGCTACTGGATGAGTCCGAAGTTTCACGCGATGTTCGCACCTGACGGCGGGGACGGCGGGAATGGAGCCGGTGCTGCCGGAGACGGTGCTACGGGAGGCGGCGGCGACGAGGCCGGAGGATCCGCATCAGACGGCGAAAACGGGGCCGAGCAGGGCGGTAATGACGGGAAGGGCGGTGAGAATTCAGCCGAGGCGCTGAGTGCCGAGATTGCCCGCTTAAACGCCGAAATGGCGAAGCAGAAAGCGGCGCTGGACAAGGCGACAAGTGAAGCCGGGTCCCTGCGGAAGGAACTGCGGAGCAAGATGACTCAGGAGCAGATTGACGCCCAGGAGAAAAAGGAAGCCGAAGAAAAAGCGGCCAAGGAACTGGACGAGCTGCGGAGAGAGGTTGCCAAGGGCAAGACCGTAAAGACGGTCATGGGCAAACTCGGACTGGACGAAGAATCCGCCGGAAACCTGGCGGACCACCTGTTCGGAGCGGCGGACATCGACAATGCCCTGCTGGAGATTCAGAAGGCGTGGCAGGCGAGGGAAGCGGCGCTGAAAAAGGAGTACGGCAAGATCACAGGCCCCGGAAGCGGTGCGGACAGCAACAGTCCGGAAGCACAGGCGATCCGGAGGGCGCAGGAGTTCGGGAAGGCCCGGAACGCCCAGAATGAACAGTCTCAGAAAGCCATGCAGGCCTATTTACGGTGAGACTGAAATCGGTCAGTCTGACCGATAGGAATAAATCATTCACACGAAAGGAGAGACAAAGGTATGAAATTTACCGAGACAAGCTATGCCGGAACGATTGAAATTCTGGCCAGCAACGACTATCAGGCGATCCCTGTGAAGGTCGCGACTCCCGGAAGCGGCACCGTTGTCAAGGCCGGTACTCCGCTGAACGCGGACGGTGAAAGCACCACGGGTTCCGGTGCCATCGGCATCCTGCTGTATGACGTGGACACCGCTGCCAATCCGAACGGTGCTGCGGTGGTGCAGGGCATCATCGATGCGGCGAAGGCCCAGGCACACAGCGAAGTGACCTATGTCAGTGCTCTGTACAGCGCCCTGCCCGGAATTGTATTCCGGACCAATATCGGCGCTCAGGGCGAGACCGGCGAGACCGGCGAAACCTGATCGGAGGATGATCAATGAGAATACTCATTGCCGTACCGACGTTTGAAACCATTTATCCGGATACCTACAAAAGTTTGTGGGATCTGGACAAGGACGGGCATGAAGTGCTGTTCGAAAGCGTACGCGGTTATGATGTTGCGACGGCGAGAAACCGGATTGCCCAGAAGGCCATTGATCTGGAAACAGACTGGCTGCTGACGGTGGATAACGACGTGGTGCTGCCGAAAGACGCGCTGAAATTGCTTCTGGAGGACGCACGGGACGTAAACCTTGGGTATTATGCCCACCGCGACCCGAAGAACAACTACACGGGGCGGATGTGCGTATGCCGCCTGAAGGACGCAAATGGCAAGGAGTATTACCACTATCCGGCGGAATCGCAGTATACGGCAACGGAACTGCACAAAATGGCGGAGGCCGCTGAAACCAAGATCGAGATTCACGGCGGCGGTATGGGATGCGCACTGATCAAGACAGACGTGTTCCGGAAACTCAGCTATCCGTGGTACGACTGGGTGAATTACGGCGACGCCAACCGGGGGATGCTGAGTGAAGACCTTTACTTCTGCTCCCTGTGCAGGGCCAGCGGTATCAGGATTCATGCGGATGTGCGAGTGGGATGCGGGCATATGTTCCGATATATCCAGTATCCCGTGGACACCTGATTTTATTTGCCGTCAGAAATTACGAATCGTAATTACGGCAACACAAAGAAACATGAAAGGAGATAATAACTATGCTGTTTGATGGACTGTTCAGCCCTGCGGCAATCGGTGCCAACTGGACCGAAGCTGCCAGCAACCGGATTCCCTATCTGGGTGAAGGTCTGTTCCCGGCCCGGAAACAGGCGGGCCTCGACCTGAAGTGGATTAAGGGAAGCAAAGGCATCCCGGTATCCCTGATGCCCAGCGCTTTTGACGCCAAGGCCACGTTCCGTGACCGGATCGGCGTTTCCAAGGTGGAAACCGAAATGCCCTTCTTCCGTGAGGGGTTCAAAATCAAGGAACGGGATCGTCAGGATATCCTGCGTGCCCAGAGCGCCAATGATCCCTATGTGAACGCCGCGATCAACCGCGTGTTCGACGATGCCAACGAGCTGATCGAAGGCGCGATGGTCGTCGGTGAGCGGGAGAGGATGCAGCTGCTGTTCCCGGTGAACGGCAACGTCGGCATTACGATCCAGGCCAACGGCGTGGACTACACATACGACTATGACCCGCAGGTCAACGGCGTACGCCAGTGGAAGTCCAGGAACTATTTCGAACTGGAAGGCACCGCGAAGTGGGATGCTCCCACCACCGCTGATCCGTTCAATGATATTCAGACCGCGAAGGACGCCATCGCCGCGAACACCGGCAGCGACCTGCGGATCATGATCATGAACAAGGCCACCTTCAAACTCCTGCGGACCAACAAGACCATCAAGGACCGCTATCTGAGCAAGAGCGGCGCGGCGTTCGGCTATCTGACGGACAGCGAGATCATCGCCATCCTGAAGGATACCGTGGATCTCGACGGCATCGTGCTGTACGACAAGCAGTTCCGCAATGAGTCCAAGGTCGCCGCGAAGTTCGTTCCGGACGGTTATGTGGCCCTGATCCCCGCCGGTACCCTGGGCGAGACCTGCTACGGCACTACGCCGGAAGAGGCCGACCTGATGGGCAAGGGCGTTGCTCCCGTGCAGATCGTGAACGAAGGCATCGCGATCACGCAGGAAACGACCATCAATCCGGTGAACGTCAACACCTTCGCTTCCGAGATCGTCCTGCCCAGCTACGAGCGGATGGACGAGGTCGCCGTACTGAAGGTCTGCTGAGGTCACGCATGATTCTCCCGGGCGTCGGCGGACGGCAGACGTCCGGGGAAGATTTCGCATGAAAGGAGCATTCTTCCGATGATTGCGACCCACAATATCAACGTCAACGGCAAGTGGTACCGCACCGGCGAATACTACAGCGATCCGGCACCGGAGCAGGTGGAGATGGAAGCCGTAGCGGAACCCGAACCGGAACCGGAGGCTGAAAAGCCTGCGGAATCCGCGCCGAAGAAGACGGCAACCCGGCGAAAGACCGCCAAGTGAAAGGAGTGAGAACAGGATGACCGAAGAAAAGAAGATCGCGATGCTCCGGACCATGATGGAGGATCAGGAAACGGACTCGGACATCCTGTCCGTATACCTGGAACTGGCCGGTCAGAAAATACTTAACCGCATGTATCCGTACAAAACAGACTATGACGGTCTGGAGGTTCCGGACCGGTACGTCATGATCCAGCTGAAGGTCGCCAGTTACTTCCTGAACAAGCGCGGCGCGGAAGGGCAGATCCAGCACATCGAAAACGGCACCCACCGCAACTACGGTGCGGCGGATGTTCCGGATGGCATGTTGCAGGAGATCACGCCGTTCTGTCAGGCGATTCGGTGAGGTGAAACGGCATGAGATGTCTGGAGCGGAACAAGACGAGTTTTGAGTATATCCCGCCGGACGGTGTTTCATCCGACCTGAACGAGGACGGGGACCACACCGGAGAGTTTCACCCGGTATACGCGGAAGCAATTCCGATGCGGGGGAACATCTCCGTTCCAAGCGGCGTCGTGAACCAGGCGTTTTACGGACAGGACGTCCGGTATACGCACGTACTGATCATGGACATACCGAAAGACGTTGTCCTGTCAGAACTGGGACTGATCCGCTGGAAAGGCGAACTGTACGACATTCAGGCGGTGAAACCGAGTTTCAATATCATGAACGTTGCGCTGCGGAAGCAGACGGTCAATCACGGAGAGCCGTACCCGGACGGTGACGACTGATGGCAAAGATCCTGCGGAATATCGACGTGGAACTTACACCGGGTGGTATCCAGTTCGCAATCGATGAGGTGAAAGACTTTATCGAGCAGCTCCAGACGTCGCTGTCTGAACTGGCAGAGGCGCTGACGCAAGCCGGACAGGAAGCCGTCAAAATACAGATTGCTTCACTGGACGCTGTATACACAGCCGAACTGGAGAACAGTATCCAGGGGTACTACGATGCGGACCTGCACGAAGGTGTCATTTTCACAAACGTCTTTCATGCATTGTTTGTTGAGTACGGTACTGGCGTTGTCGGGGCCGGAACCTATCCTACCACGACTGCGGACGGATGGCAGTACGACATTAACAACCATGGCAATGAAGGCTGGGTATACCGAAACGACCGGGACGGACATTTTTACTGGACGAAAGGGTATCCCGCAAGACCGTTCATGTTCAATGCATTCGAATGGCTGAAGGAAGCGGCACCTGAAATGGCCAGCAGGCTGTGGACGCAGATGTAAGGAGTGAGCACGGATGATTGACAAGGAAGTGAAAATCTTCAACAACGTGCATCCGGTGGTTGCTCCGCTGTGCGCGAAGAACGCATTCCTCAGCACGCAGGTCAAGGATACGACGAAACTGCCGACTGCCGGACTCTGGGAGATGAACAACGCAACGGTCCGCGCCGCCCAGGGATCCACGCCGAATGAGTACCGCGCACGGATTACATACCAGTTTGAAGTGTACGCGGCCACAAAGGCTGAATGCCGGAAGGTTTTCAGCGCAGGCGATACGCGGATGATCCGGATGAACTTCGACCGGATAAGCATGCAGTACGTCACATATCCGGACAATGTGAATGTTGTGCGGATTGTGGCAAGGTACGAAGCCGAGATCGACGCGGACGGCAATCTGTACCGGACAAGCCGGTAACAGAAAGCGCAACTGAATACACAAGAAGACGCATGATTGCGAGTATGGATTTTATCCAACGCTTTCATGCGTTTTTTGAAAAACCAAACGAAAGGAGTAACGATTATGCCAAGCGTAAAGGGTATTTCCACGTATCAGACTTATCTGATGTACCGGACGACCACGACCGGCGATTTTGCGAAGCTGATTGATATTACTTCCTTCCCGGACCTGATTCCGCCGAAGGATCGTATCGACATCACGAGCCTGTCTGACTATATGCGTACCTACATCAATGGTATCGGTGACACGGCAGAGATGAGCTTCGATGCGAACTACACCCCCGAGAACTACACGTCGGTGCATTCTCTGGAGGATCACCAGTATGAGTACGCCGTATGGTTCGGTGCTTCCGGTTCCGAAGGTTCCGAAGTTCCGGATGGCCATATGGGCAAGTTCGACTGGACCGGCGATATCTCTGCGGGTATTTCCGGCGGCGGCGTGAACGAAGCGGTCAAGATGACCATCAAGTGCACGCCCAGCACGGTTATCGTGTACAGTTCCGGATCGTAATGATCTATTCGCTCAGGGGATGGGGAATTCTCTTCATCCCCTGAGCCGGACAAGCATTTCAGGAGGCTGTTATGCCGCGCAAGAAAAACGTTGTGCCGATTGATTCGGCGAGAAAGGAAGGCAAGCCGATGGCTGCGACTGAAAAGGAATACACCAAACTCATTATCAGTGACGAGGGAAGCAAGTATACCCTGGAATTCAACGCCCGTGTGGTTAAGAACATGGAGCGGAACGGATTCAAGATTGACACGGATTACCCCAATACGATGGTGGAAAGCCTGTTTGTAGGCGCTTTCCAGATGCATCACAAGGGGATGACCCGGGAGCGGATCATGGATATCTGGGGACGCCAGAACAAGAAGGATGAACTGCTGGGTGTCCTGATCAAACTGTACATGAAACCGCTGGAAGACCTGATGGATGAACCCAACAAGGGTGACGAGAACGAAGACCCTACGTGGGAAACCGTCTGACAAGAGAATCAGACGGACAGACGGCGACCCGTTCGTATGGCGATATATTCGATGAACTCTGCCCGCACTATCTGTGCATGGGCATGACGGCGGAACAGTACTGGGACGGCGAAAGCGAACTCAAGAAGTTCTACCGGAAAGCCTATATGCTGCGCGTCGAGAACGAGGCGCGGACAGCCGACCGGAACAACTGGTACATGGGGCAGTACATGATTCACGTACTGCAATGCGTACCGTTGCTGGTGGGCGGACTGAATGTCAAGAGCGGAACAAGTTTGCCGGAGTATCCGGATAAACCGTTCCTGGAAAAACTGGCGATTCAGAAGCGGGAAGAGGATCGAAAGAAACGGGAAGAAGACCAGGCCAAGATGGCAATGGCGCTGATGCACGCAGCCGTGATGCAGTTCAACAAACGGTTTGAACAGAAGCAGACGGAGCGGAAAGCATTGCCGGAAGGTGCTGGGCAGTAAGAATATTTTATCAAACGGGGCGCGGTAGCGAGGAGGATTTTTACCATGGCTGAAGTTGGCGTACTGAATTTAACAATTCGGGATAATTCAGAACAGGCGGCAGGAGGCTTGGAAAAACTCGCTACCGCGCTTGCGTCTGTCAAAAGTGCAATCAGCGGCGGAATCAAACTGTCCGGTGTGGCAACGTCATTGCAGAATCTTGTAGCAAAAGTGCAGGGAAGCAGTGCTACGATCAGTCAATTGACGAGTTTGTTTAATGCGCTGAAAAACTTTCAGAAACTCGGTGATTTCAAACTGAATGTTCAGCCGATTGTTGATCTTAAAAACGCCATTGGCCCGGATGGGTTAAAACTTGGTCAGGCCGGTACACAGCTTAAAAATCTGAGAGAAGCACTGAGCGGGAATTTCGCTGTCGGAAATATGATCAGCGCAATGAGCAATCTTTCAGGCACTGTTGCCACAATGAAAAACACCGGTGTTGCGCAAACGCTTACGAGTGTTGCCAAAGCCATGAAGGAATATTCCGAAGCGGCAAAAGCAATGGGCAGTCTGCAAGCGTCAGGCGGTGCGGCTGGAGACTGGAGATCCGCCATGATGGGCGGCGGTGTTGCTTCGACCACCAGCGGAAGAAGCAGCATGATGAAACTGAATTTGCAACAGTTCGGCGGTCATGCGAAGGAAGACATCAGCAGTACGGTTAAGGATATCAACGAAGTTAACAGTGCTCTTGCCGGAGTTAATGCCGGAAGCATCGGACAGCTTCGTGAACTTGCAGCCGCGTTGAAAGATATTGGCGGAAGCGGAGCCGGTTCTGTATTAATGGATTTTGCGGCAGGAATCAAGGAATTAAACGGTGCAATTAAAAGCGGAGCCAATTCGTATCATACGTTGACATATCTGGCAACTGCCATTAATAAATTCAAGGGTGCATGCGATGGTTTTGCACTTCCATCCTTTACAAAACTCACCAACCTGGCACAGTCGCTTCAGGAAAACTGGAATACCGAGAATGCATTAAAGGGCATTGCTCAGGGTATGGAAGCGATCAAGAAGGCCAGCGAAGGTTTTGCCGTTCCGGACGTGAAAGGTCTGGAACGGGCGTCTGCCGTACTGAACGGAAGTGCTGAAACAGGAGCGAAAGGTGCCGTACAGGGTGCAATGGCCACCGCAACGGGCGGTACTGAAATGAAGAACAGTGTTGTCGAAGCGACAAGCGCTCTGGAACAGAATAAAAACATAGTAGACCTTGACAGTAAATCCGTTGAAGAATTAGTGGCATTATATAAAGAATTGGAACAGGCTTTAGATGTTGCAAGCAAAACCTACTATCCCGCAAGAGATAAGCTTGCACATGCGTTATCAAATCCAAAGACGTATAAATCACAGATTCCAGGATTGCGGCAAACATTCGAAACTGAAAGAGAAAGATATAATGGTCTTTTGGAACAACTTTCGGCAGTAAGAGAAGCTATTTATGACAAGGGCGCAATTTCCAGAATATTTGAAAAAACTTCAGATGGTTCCGCATCAGGCACTCAACCTGTTAAAGAAGAAATGATCGAGACTGCGGCTGCTGCTACAGAGGCGTCCGCAGCCGTTGAAAAAACCGCAGATGCGATTGACAGAGTCGCAAGCGGGGATGACAAAATTGGCGTTATTGAAGACATTCCGGATTTGTCAGCAAAAGCGACCGAAGCAACCGGAGCATTGGAAGCACTGGGCGAAGCTAAAGAAGCCATGGACTCCAAACTCAGTGAAACAAATGGCGCAGGGGCTGACGCGGGAAAGGCTATCAGCGAATCAATTCCTGCGACGACGGAAGCTGCTGCCGCCGCAAATGATTTGAAAGTTGCATTTGATCAGGCGACCGGGCAGTTTGCTGCGTTCACTTCTGCCGGTGAAAAAGTAACAGAGGTTACAGAAGAACAAAGGGCAGCGCTTGACGGATTGAATGCGGCGTTGCGTGAAAGTTCTGAAGCAACGCAGCGGGCATTTGAAAGCGGGTCTGCACAGCTTGCATCCGACAGATTAAGCGATTATATCAGTCAACCACAGGGTGCAACAGAAGTTTACACAATAGAACAACCATTGTCCCCAACAGAGCAATTGGAAGCAGCACGGGAAAATCTTGATGCGTTCCTTGAACATATGGACGAAGCAAAGATGACTGTTGCGGCCCAGGCTCTTGAAATGGAACAGAGAATTAATGAGCTTGCTGATCAGGAACAAGCGCTCAGAGACGCTCTCGCTTTGGACGTTCAGTCCGGCAATGTCAGCTCTGAAGGATTTATTGAACGGGCCAATGCGATCAGAATGCTTGAATCTGAACAGGAAAAACTGCTTGAGCAACTTAAAGAACTGCAACATGAACAGTCAGCAGTCGGAAAGATCAGCGCCGGATTATCCAGCGCGTGGAACGGTTTAAAGAGCGCGTTCCATAATTCCGGGGTTGGCAAACTTATTACGCAATTCAAGAACCTGGCAAAGCGGATGGCCATGCGGGCGATTATCCGGCAGTTTACGAGCGGAATCAAGGAAGGCGTTGAAAACGTATACCGGTACAGTCAGGCTATCGGGAGCAGTTTTGCTCCGGCAATGGATGAAGCCGCATCTTCTCTGGCACAAATGAAGAACAGTTTCGGCGCAGCACTGGCTCCCGCAATTCAGGCAATTATTCCGATTTTGCAGACTGTAATCAACTGGTTTATTGATGCGATCAATGTGGTCAATCAGTTCTTGTCACTGCTTCGCGGACAGACGACCTGGACGCGGGCCAACAAACAGACAGTCAAGGCATTTGACGACACAACCAAGGCAGCCAAGGGAGCGGGCGGAGCAATTAAGGATCTGCTGGCGGACTGGGATGAGCTGAATATTATTCAAAGCGAAGGCGGCGGCGGAGGTGGCGGTGGAACCGACGCCATGCAGGACTATCTCGGCATGTTCGAAGAAGTCAGCGTGTTTGATAAAAAAGTCAGGGACGTTGTCGGTTTCCTGCAAGACAACATGGGCGGTATTAAAACACTTGCTGTCGAGGCAGGCGCTGCGATTCTCGGATGGAAACTGAGTACAGTATTCGCAGAGAGCGCCGCCGGGGTGCTCGGACAATTTATCGGACTTGGCGCAACAATTGCTATTACCGCAACGGTAACTGATATTACGGGAAAAGAGTATGGCAAAACAGGGGAGGCCGGATGGCTGATCGCTGATGCACTTACAGGTGCCGTCGGCGCAACGGTTGCTGCGTCTATTGCAGCTAAACTTGGAGGCTCATTATTTGCAAAAGTCGGTGCCGGATTCACATTGACGATTGCAGGTATCGTAAATGTCAGCAACGCATCCGGACTGGTAGGAAGCAGTGTAACAGAACTGAGTGCCAGAGGATGGATGCTTGGTGCTCTCGGTGCGGTTGAAGCTGGTATCGGAACAGCATTATCATTTGCCGGACTTGGAGCATCAACTACGGTCAGCGTTGCCGCAGGCGCAATTGCAGTAGCTGGTGTGGCTGTTGCACTTGGAATTCATGCGGAGATTAACGCATCAAAGAAGGATATTGAATGGGGAAGTTATAATTTAACTGCCGCAGAAATTCAGGCCTATGTCAATGATCCTGATAATGGAATGTTTAATGTAGATGTTCAGGGAACGCTTCAATTGATTTCCGCAACCGTAACGGCATCACTTGCCGCCAGAGAAAGCATTCGGACACAGGTCAGCAATCTGCTTCCTTTTGTACAGTCATTGAAAATCGGTGTTGATACAACAAAATCGCTGGAAGCAATTAAAACCGGAATATTCGGCGATGATGAAAACGGGGGACTGATTTCAAAAGTAAAAGAATATGCGGAACAAAAAACAATAGAACTTGAAACCACGTTCAGTTTCATTCCATTCAAAGGGACAGACGGAACCGATCAGACGCAGGAAGTTTTGGCAAAAGGCATTGAGGGACTGGAAGGGGCAACAAGGATCATGGACGACCTTGGCGCTGAACTGAGCGGACATCTTACAAAATCCATGAACGACAACCTGAAAGAAGGGTTGAAATCATACGAGCGGAACGCCGTTGCAGAGATTACATCAACAATGATTTCCCTGAGCAATGCACTGACCCAGAGCGAAATTACATCTTCCGCGCAGGCTCATCTGGCTACCAATCTCGGTGATCTCAGCAGCAAGTCCGCATATGATATTCTTCATACATACGGCCTGTACAGGGAAGAATTGACCAAAGGATTTACACAATTGTACGAAAACGCCATGGGTACATATTCAAGCCTGTACAATTACTATGAAATTGCCGCACAGAAAGCGCTGAAAGAAGCAGGCGGAGACGAAACCAACGAAGAGTATCTGTTCTATCACAACAAAGCACAGGAATTCAAAGATTTGTATGACAATCTGTTTGATACGATTGCGGAGCAAGTCAAAATTGCCGTGGATTACGCGGCATCCGGAAACGGAGCGAGGAAAATACGGAGTGCACTGCTTGAAAAAGGAATACTCAGCCAATACAATCAGACATATTTCAGCACGACACAGCAGGATGTCGCGACAGCATGGGCGTATGTTGAACAAGGAAATGACGCATCCGTAGACAAGGTTCTCGATGTGTTCCTCAAAAAGGCACTTACAGAAGAAGATTACAATGTATATAAGGAAGCAATTAATTCCGGATTAATTGATATTACAGAGATGTTTACGGAAGACTTCTTGTATGCGGCCATGAAAGATTATTTCACGCATCGCACCACTTACAGGCCAGGAGAAAATATGGAGGACGATCCTGTATATAAAGCAATTGTTGAGTCGTATTACAGACGCCGGTCTGCACAGAATCCTTATGAGGAAGAGCGTCCATTCCAGGCACTTGCAGATATTGACATTCCAGAATATGTTGCAAGTAAATCAATTGATGAAATGGCAGAAGAGGTTGCAAGATATGGTGAGATGACGGTCTCAGAGTTGCGCAGTTTATATCCGACAGACCAGGAGATCAAAAATCTGTACAATTATTTGCTGACAAACGGATATGTTCAGATTGAACAGGTTGTTGTCGAAGGAAATGAAGCTGGCCCGACAATGGAGGAGATGAAAAACGCTGTGGAAGGGGCACAGGGCCAGATAAAGTATAACGGACAGTTGATGAACTGGTCGGATGTGTTCAATAATTTCACTCCGGACGATACAAATGTTCGTTTCTTCTACGACCTGCTTCAGAAATACAACGAGATTATCGGTGCACAGGGTTCGTACAACTTCAATGGCGTTGAAATTCCATGGGCAGACATATTCCAGCACTTCACACCAGATCTGTCCAACATAGAAACTTTCTATAATATTATTCAGGGAGCACTAGACACCGGCGTAATTGGTCTGCAAAAGAAATTGATTTCCGAAGGCCGGATCAGCGGCAGTATGGGCGTAACTTCCGGCGTGAACTGGACGAAGCATGGGCAGAACGAAGTGGAAACCGCCGCACAGCTGGCGCAGCTCGGCGTGTTCACACCCGAAGCGATCTGGTCGTTCCTGGGGATCGGCGCACCGACCGGACATTACTTCCGGACGGCGGACGCCTACCAGCCTGCACAGCAGGAAACCATTGTGGCAGGGCCGGTCAACAGCGACGAATATCAGACACAGAGCGCCTACGAGAACCAGCAGCGGGCGGAACAGAGCGGTCTGCTGCGGGAGATTGTGGCGCAGCTTCAGAAGATCTACGGCAAGAACTTTGTGGTCAACGTCACGCCGACTTCGGAGTGGGGTGAACACATCAAGCGGAGCAGCTGGAAGTATGACAAGGTGACGGGAGTGTGATAAGAGATGAAGTTTCCATATAATTTCAACATGGGCATCATGGTCGGGGATACACCCATCCCCGACCCGTCCAAATGGACATATCAGGTAGGCGACCTGGACACCAGCGGCGGACGTGACGCGACCGGACTTCTGCACCGGGCATACGTGACGACAAAGATCAACTACGAATTCAGCTGGAACGCCATCGAATGGGAAATGCTCCAGCAGATTGTTACGGCGGTCAACACGCCGGAGTTCACGCTGACGGCACCGGACCCGAGGACGTTCGACAGCATGTACACCGGTCAGTATTACGTCGGCGACCGGACGGGCGACGCCAGCTATTTTATTCCCGGAAAGAGTGAAAAAGCCGTATTCAGTTTGAAACTGAAGTTTATTGAGTACTGATTTTTATGATGACAAATAATACCATATGTGGTAGGATAAACACGTTCAGGAATACAAGAAAGGGGGAGACAGCGTGTATAACGTGTCCAACGCATTCCATCAGGCGGTGGCCCAGGGAAAACCGCAGATGGCGATGCTGATCTTCCCTGACGCGGTATTTACAAACCCGGATATCAACGTGGACAACGGAATCGAGTTCGGGGACTACTTCAATACGAACGAGGACGTTTCCATCGGCATGGCACCAAGCAATGAACTGCGGTTCTCGCTGTTCAACGACGCGCGTCTCCTGAACAATTACGAGTTCGGCGATTTTCTTGCCACGGTCGGCGTACTGATCAGCACGGAAACATATACCACCAACGCCAACTGCCGGTGTACAACCAGCGTTGCTACATACACAGGACATAATACCACGCCGTACCTGCGCAGGGGCGGTGTCGGCGTCAGCAGTCCGGCGTCGTTCCCGGTCAAGAGCATTCTTGGATACGACGGGAAGGTGTGGGCGTTCAGCGCGGACGGTACGCAGTTCAAGGTATACCGTGACTCGGACGGCGCTGACATTACCAGCGGAGAGACGGTCAATGCGTTCATGCAGGACAAAGCCATGAAGTGGGCCGGGGGCGGGTACAATTACAACAAGAGTACACGGATTCTGGATATCTGGAAGAACAGAAAGCACGAGACGTACGAGTTCTGTCCGTTCGGCTATTTTACGGCGGACAGGCCGAACGTGCCGGATGTGATTCAGATTGACTTCAGCTGCAACGACTACATGATAAAGTTTGACAAGGACATGCCGACGGCGGAAGACCTGGGCGTGACATACCCGATTACCATCGGCGAACTGTTTGTCAAGATGTGCGAGTATGTGGACGTGCAGTACGCCACGAGCACGTTCATCAACAGCACGGCGACGATTACAAAAGAGCCGGACGAGTTTATGAACACAACCATGCGGCAGGTGATGCAGTGGATTGCGGAAGCGGCGGCGTCGATCCTGCGGTTCAACCGGGACGGAATCCTGGTGTTCGACTGGATCCGGAGCACGAACCTATCGCTGAACGAGGGTGACTACAGCGACTTCGGGCCGTACTGGTACGAAACAAAACAGATTGACGCGCTGTACAACCGGACGACGTCGGACGGCTCGGACCTGATCGTCGGGACGGGCGACAACGCATACCTGATTCAGGATAATCCGCTGCTGAAGGGGGTGAACTGAGTTGCCGACACAGAACGCATCACTGCAACCGATTTATGAGCGGTTGAACAGCGTCAACGGATATCATCCTATGACTGCGGACACGTTCGCCGACTGGAGCGTCGAGGCCGGTGATATTGTCACTGTCAGCCGGGAGAACACATCCTACTCCAGTCCTGTCAACAACACCCGCGTGACATGGCGCGGTACGCCGAAGGTGATGATGAACTCCACCGGCAGCAAGGAACGGGAGCCTGTCGCCAGGACGAGCCAGAAGAAGTACGGCAGCGGCGGCGGCGGAGCCATGGCGAACCAACGGGCCATCCATTATGACCTGTACAGCGAGGATGGCGTCCTGCACTCCGAACTGGATTATACGGAAAGCAAAATCAACCTGCATTTCGACCGCTACCTGACGAGCACGATCACATGGTTCGAAAGTGAACTGGAGATGACTGCCAGCCATCTGGAGATCGAGTTCGATGCGGTGGTGACCAGCGTCCGCAGCGCGTTCGAAAGCGAACTGGAGATGACGTACAGCCATCTGGAAGTCGAGATCGCCAACAACGTGGAAAGCCTTCGGAGTGATTTTGAGCTGACGGCAAGCGAACTTCGGGCGGAGTTTACGAACGACGTCGAGAGCCTGCGCGGCGAGATGGAGATTTCGTACAGCCACTTGCAAGTGGAGTTCGAAGACGGATTCAACAGTCTGCGCGGGGAACTGGAAGTCACAGCCAGTCATTTACAGGCGGAGTTTGACGACGGATTCAACAGTCTGCGCGGGGAACTGGAACTGACTGCCAGCCATTTACAGGCGGAATTCGAAGACGGATACAACAGTCTGCGCGGGGAACTGGAGGTCACCGCAAGCCATCTGCAAACGGAATTCTCGGACGACATCAACAGCGTCCGGAGCGAGATGGAACAGACGGCCAGCAGCTGGGCGGTCAAGATCAGCGGGGTGACGGACGAGAACGGCAACGTAACCGCCGCCAGTATCGCCGTGGCGATCAACGCCAGCAGCGGCCAGAGCGAAGCGATCATCGACGCGGACAAGGTTTATATCGGCAACCAGAAAAGCACGACGGTCATCAACGGCAAGTGCAGCCTGAGCGACGTGACGGCTGACGTGGTTCAGGCGCGGATTGCAACACTGAGCATGCTGAATGTTCAGGCAATTTCGTCGTCCGGAAACATCAGTACAAGCAACGGATATATAATGGCACCGAATTATTATATCGGCGCGTCAGGGCACGCAGTCAACATGGCGTCCGCCGTGCGATTGCTACAGATTGTTGATAACGGAAACAATTCGTACACCCTGCAAAAGCAGGATTTTGATGATGCCGGATGGGTGGATGTTGGAACTTTTAATAAAGCTGCTTCAACAACACTGGACGGCAGTTGGAGCGGCGCACATCTTACAGTTACTGCCAGTCCGCAAGATATAAAATATCATCAATATTTGCTTGATACCGGCACAAAGCAAAATTATGACGGCTCGGCGTACACCGCCGGGAACACGACGTGGTGGGTACCCGTCAATGCCAAGATTGACCCAAATGAACCCGGAAGCGGAACATCCACAGGTCTGAGAGTATTTGTAAGCGTATCCGGCGGATTGCAGGACGACTATCCGGAGATCACGCAGAACGGCACTTACTATCCGGATACCGGCAAGTACGGTTTCAGCAGCGTAACGGTGAACATCCCCAGCACGAGCATAACGCCTGTGATCAGCCACGCATGGAGCAATACCGGTCAGCTGACCGTATCCACAACACCTGCGGCACAGGCAGACCTTGTACGCCGTCTGGGGCAGAGTGCCGTGACATGGAGCGGAAACACGGCCAGCGTACCGGTGATCGCCAGGTACGGAAGTCAGGATCAGTACAGCGAGAGCACAGGATTCACGGCGACCGTGGACGCAACGGCCCGGTACAACGCCGGATGGGACTATGGCATTACGCAACATGTACGGACTACCCGGGCGGCAACGAGCCAGGAGCTGACGATCAAGAACATCGATTACGGCGAACGGTTCAGCATTGTCGATACATACACGAACTCCAGCGGTACGCAGAGCAGCACGGTATACACGGTTGAAGGCCCGACGGACCGGTATTCGGAAGGTCAGGCTTCCGTTACGCTGAACAACCCGGCATGGAGTCACGCAGCACCGTACACGAGCAGCAGTACCAATACGGTTACGGTGACAACGAACGGACGACCGACGCAACTCAGCAAGAGCGTAGGCGTTACGCTGACGCCAGGTGAATGGAGCAGCGGGAACAAGAACATCGACCTGATCGACAGCAACGGCGGAACCGTTGCGCGTCTGCCTGTGACGATTCCGGCAAAGACGGCCAAAGATCCGACGTCAGATGAATGGGTTAATACGACCGGCGACACATGGAAGACCAGCGTGACCATCGGCGGCGTGGAGAGGGAAAGCGTAACCAAAGACTTCAGCAGCCTGCGGACCGCCGGATACAACTCGGCCCATATCAGCAAGACATGGGGAACCGGGAACGACAGCAACAAGGTCGTACTTGCCAAGACGAGCAGCGGAAGCACGAACAGCTATACGCTGACCGTGACGGCGGGCGTGACGCTGACATATGATTCCAGCACGCATAAGTATACGGCCACAGGCAAGGCAAATTGCGACGGCGGGGAAAAAGACAACAAATCCACCACGAGCGGAACGGAAGCGTACGAGGCCGGAAAGGCGTCAGTCGGCGTCAAACTGGACACGACCAACAAAAAGGTCATGGTCGATACGACACAGTCCACGACGACTGAATACGCCATCAGCGCCGCAGCGTCCATATCCTATAACGCCACAACGCACAAGTATACCGCCAACGCCACAGCCAAAGCCGGAAATACAAGCATGGCAACGGCATCAAAAACAGGCGGCACAGAGGCGTACGACGTCGGATACAGCAACGGATGGACCGGGTGCTACAACACGGTCGGACTGAACACGACGACACAGCAGGATCTGGGATACGGCGGAAGCGTAACGATTTACGCCCAGGCGAAATCGTCGTCCGGGGCAAGCAGCAAGACCAACGTATCCAGCGTCAAAGTGACGGCTCCGGCAGACAGGTACGAAACCGGCTGGGCGGCGGCATATGCCAAGGTGGCGTGGCCCGGGAGCGGAACATCCGCAAGCATGACGGTTAAAGCACCGGCGGCCACCAGCACAACGAATCCGAACCAGCAGAGCGTCAGCTATACCGTATCGGCGGACAACTCATACGCTTATATCAAGCAGGGAACGACAACGGTCGCCAGAGTCGCCAACGGCGCATACGCCAACGGACAGGCTGCCGTGACGCTGAACGATCCGTCCTGGACATACTCCAACAATACCAGCCGAACGACCAACACCGTCACCGTCAGCACCGCAGGAAGACCGACGCAGCTGAGTAAGAGCGCGTCTGTTACGCTGACTGCCGGAGCATGGTCCAGCGGGAGCAAGAACATCGACATCACGGACGGCGGCGGCAACATCCGGGCACGGATCGCCGTTACGATTCCGGCGGTATCGAGCACTACATGGACGAACACCACCGGACGGACATGGCGGGCAGACCTGAGCGTCGGCGGAACGACACTTTCCTCCAGCACGAAGGACTTCAACAGTTACTACACCGGTGGATACAGCGACGGATGGGGAGCAGCATACGGCAAAGTGGCATGGCCCGGAAGCGGTACGGCGGCGTCTATGACGGTCAAGGCTCCGGCTGCGACGAGCACAACGAACCCGAACCAGCAGAGTGTGAGTTATACGGTGTCGGCAGACAACACGTACTGCTACATCAAACAGGGATCGACCACTGTTGCCAGGGCCACGCACAGCGCGTATTCCAACGGAGCGAACTCCGTTACGCTGAGCGCTGGCGGATGGTCAGGCGGCAATAACGTGGTAACCGCCAGCAACAGCAAAACGGTGACAGTAACGATCCCGACGATTACATCCTGTACGCTGGGGGCAGTCCTGACGGGCACGACATACAACATTACCGTAGGACTCGGCGGGACGACCAAACCAAGCACCGTTAACTGCGCGGCGGCGTACAACGCAGGCTGGAACGCTTGCCTGGATGCCTGTACGGCGCACTCGGACGCTGTGTACGGCATCGAAAAATATACGACGCAGCAATTGTTCGTGAACCCGGGTTCAGGATTTTCAACGTGGAAGGTATACGGCATGTACGGTTACCAGAGTTGGCAGGCCCAGACGACGCTGTACGAAATTCCCGCCAGAAAATAAAGCTGCCTGACAAGGCAAGAGAAGAGGAGGACAAACCCATGGAGAACCAGGCAAACCAGATGACGGCAATCGAAGTACTCAGGATTACAGTGGAACAGCTCGGCATGATTCCGGTGACGGTATCCCAAATGGAGCAGATCGGCGATCCGATCCTGCGGGCCATCGGAAACATCAACGCCTGTATCGAGGCGATGGAACGGGCCGACGCGGAGCACGAGAAAAAGAAGCAGGAGGAAGCGGAAGATGCAGAAGCTGACGCTGAATGACGGCACCGTACTGGAGAACAGCCATGTGATTCTGAACGGAAGCACGCTGTGGTTCTACCTGACCGGCATAACGTTTACGGAAACATTCAACGTCATGAACGACGCGTCCCGGACGGAAACGATCACGGCTGACTCCTTCGGCGATGTTACGGCATATGAAGGATTTACAGATCTGTTCTGCCTGCGCAGGGAGGACGACGGCATGATTACCGGAGGTCTGAAGCATGCTTGATATTATCGTTACCCACTGGAACGAGCCATGGGAAACCGGGAAGAAATTCTTCGACATGCTCGGATGCCAGCGCGGAATTGATTTCAGCCAGTTTCAGGTCATCCTGGTACATGACGGCGGACGAAAATTCCCGCAACATTATTTCTGGCAGTATCCGTACAGGGTGACACAATACACCATTCCGCACGGCGGTGTCAGCGCGGCCCGGAATTACGGACTGGACATGGCCAAGGACAAATGGGTGGAGTTCTGCGATTTCGATGATATGTATTCCGGGGCATACTCGCTGCGAATGATTCTGGAACACATGGAGAAGGACATCGACTACATGTGGGTATCGTTCCTGACGGAGTACGAGAAAAACGGGGAACTGTATGTCAAGGAAACCGGCGAAAACATCGTGTTCGTTCACGGAAAATACTTCCGGCGGGAATGGCTGATCGAGAACGGTATCCGGTTTCCGGAAGGTATCCATTACAGCGAGGACAGCGGTTTCTGCGCCATCGTCAACGAAATGGCCCTGCCAGACAGACGCGGACGGGTCAAAACGAAGTTCCCGATTTATATCTGGTGCGTCCGAAAGGACAGCGTCAGTATGAAACCGGAGAACGTCCGGAAAAACATGACCGGATTCCTGGATCGGAACTTCTACGTCGTGGAAGAGTTCATCCGGAGAGGAATCCCGCACCGGCTGATGGTGGGACGAATGTTCGCGGACGCCTACTGGGCGTTCCACCAGCAGGCTGTCCGGCTGCCGGAAGAGGAGGAGCGGTTCGCTGCGGAAGCACGGCAGTACGTTCCCGATCTGAGAAAGAACAGCGCACAGGACATGGAGAACGTGATGAACGCGGCGCGGGTGTTTTTTACCGGCATGGAAGAGGAAAACCCGGAACCGTTTGACACATGGGTAGACAGGATCATGGCAGAAAAGGGGGGTGACGAAAATGCTGTTGCGGTTCAGCAGGGGTGACAGCTATGAGCGCGGGTTTGTACTGAAGGACAAAGCCACGCAGCAAGTGATCACGGACACGTTTGATGAAGTGTATTTTACCGTCAAGCGGAACTGGCGGGACGCAGACTACCAGTTTCAGAAGCGCATGACCACCGGCGGAATCACGTCCGACGGGGACGGGCATTATACGCTGTATATCCAGCCGGAAGACACGAACAACCTGGCGTTCGGCGATTACGACTGCGACTTTGAATTCAAGCGGAACGACGGATACAAAAAGACATTCCCGGGAAGACTGACACTGGACAAGGAAGTCACGTATCAGGGCAACGAGTGACGGAAAGGAGGACGCATGGACGATTTGACGCTGGAGATCGACAACGGAACGGACGTCATTCTGGACCGTGCTGTCCTCGGTGACGAAGAACTGATCTCCACGGCGCCTGATGACACGGACCTGATTCTGCAACTGGACGATGATTTGATCATCGAAATCGGTGCGGAAGAGGATCTGGTATTACAGGAAACGGATGAAGGCCTGCTGGAACTGGAAGACTCGTACACCGGGCATGAATATCACGACTCATATACAGGGCCGTATACGGTTGTGCCCAGGATGCACGAGGACCAGAAACTGCGGACAAACGAGAAGATTATGCGGGATGACGTGACGGTGAAGGAGATTCCGGTCACTGTCACGACCAACATTTACGGCGGAAAAACCGTTGTCATCGGATAAGAAAGGATGAGGAGAAATGGCATCAAACCCCCATGTAAACCAGGTAGGTCTGGCGGACGGTACGATCCTGATTGACCTGACAACGGATACCGCCGTCGCTACCGATGTCAAAACAGGAAAGTATTTTCACCTTGCCACCGGCGAACGGGTGCAGGGCAGCTGTACGTACGACAGCGACACAACGGACGCTAACGCGCTGGCCAGCGAAATTCTGAGCGGACGGACAGCATATGTCAACAAAAACAAGGTTACCGGCGAGATGACCAATAACGGTGCGGTCAGCGGAACGATCAGCACCAAGGCCGGGACATATACCGTGCCCGCAGGATACCACAGCGGTCTGGGAAGCGTCAGCATCGACAGCACGGAACAGGCCAAAATTATTGCGGAGAACATCAAGAGCGGCGTGACGATTCTCGGCGTGGAGGGGACTTACAGCGGACAGGGAGCAACCGCCACGAGCGTCAATGTAACGCCGTATCTGACCGCCGCAACCGTGCTTCCGCCGACCGGGTATGATTACATCAGCCAGGTGAACGTGGCTGCGATTACGATCACGGAAAGCGACAATGCCGCTGGTGGAAAGACCGTTACAATCGGCGCGGTTGATCCAGCGGCGTAAGGCGGTGACGGAGAATGGCAAGCAATCCGTATGTGAACCGGGTGGAAACCGCTGACGGCACGACGATCATGGATATATCCGACACAACGGCGGAAGCGAACGAGGTGCTGGCCGGAGAAGTGTTCTACAGCGCCAGCGGCCAGCGGAGTACCGGGACATTGAGTGATTTTACCGGAGCAACGTCCAGCACTGCCGGAACGCACGGACTGGTACCGGCACCGGCTGCCGGTGATCAGGAATTGTTCCTGCGCGGGGACGGTACGTGGGCGAACGGCGGAAAGCCGATGGTGGTTCTGTCCTACGGGATCAGCACATGGAACGATTTTATTAACGCATACAACAGTAATGTCATCGTGTACTGCCGCGCGTCGTCGAACTCCAATCCGGCGACCGGAGCGCAGACGCGGATGGCATTCATGGCATACATCAACGCCAGTCCGCCGACGGAAGTGGAATTCCAGTATTACCGCAGCGTTTCCAGCCACAGCGACAGCCAGCAGGGCGACCAGATGTACGTATATAAACTGAAAAACACGGGTGCATGGTCCGTCACGGTCCGCGAGTCGTACACAAAGATTGTTGCCGGAACGAACATGAGCAGTTCCTACAGCAGCGGGAAGCTTACACTGAACGCCGACGCACAATATGACGCATTGTCAATTGTGGACGGAAAGGTATGCATAACATACGAAGAAGAGGTGGAGGAATAAATGGCAACACAGACAGTTACGGCACCGATTATACTGGATTCGACCGGACAGGCGATTGTGACTGCGCTTCAGGATCTGGTCAGCAATGTAAAACCGGACGCCACTGAAATCAATATGGGGCCGTCAGACGATACAAAGGTTGCGACGGCGATTGCTTCCGCTAATACGGCTATTACGAACCTGAATCTGACTAAAACGTCTGTATCAAATGCAAACGCAGACCTTGCAAATGGTATCTATTATACGACATCGGCATCGCAGAATGTGCCGTATTTATCTGGCGTATTGTTTAACTTGGTAGCAAGTGGCTCTGCCACACGAAGGATGCAGATTACCGTTGACGAAACGCACATTTCACAACGGTATGGCAAAATGAGCAATGGGAATCTTGTCTGGGAAAGTTGGCAACAGCTTGCGCTGAAGAGCGATGTTTTTGTCAGCGGAGAGCCTACATCGGTTGCAACATTGACAAGCGGCACGGCAAAAACTGTCAGCATAACAGCAGACGGGTGGTATATCGTTCGGGCACTCAACACAACAACATCTGGAATTTGCAATTCTGCCGTGTGGAGCGATTCGGCTCGCACAAAAATAATCGGCAGTGTAGATTCCGGGACAGGGACATATATTCGGGCGGTTTGTGGGCCGTATCCGTTGAAATCCGGGACTTCGATAACTGTCCTCGCAAATTTCACAGGTTCCGGGGATGTTTGTAAATTGAGTTAGTTCGCATAAGGGAAATAAGAGGAACCAAGAACGCTGGAAAGGAGGACGTTTGAATGTACGAGGATAAATACTTTTTTCATGATATTAAGGGACAGGGCGGGACGATTGTCAAAAAGGGAATTGCCGTCAAGGATTCTTTTGAAGCGGCCCAGCAGAGTTATCATGCCTATCTCGGCGCATATGCGTACGGCAATGAGCAGAACACGGACTTTGTTTCCTGCATGATCACGGATCACAACGGTACTGTGCTGATGCAGGACGCATGGCACGGAGTGATTAATGCCGAACCGGCAGAAGAACCGTCAGAAGAATAAAAAGGAACCCGCCCGGGAATTCCGGACGGGTTTTTCTTTATCCTGCCATGAACCGGTTATAATCCATTTTGACACGGGCGTTGTCTACGGTAATGTATTGCATGGTCGTACTGATGTTGGAATGACCAAGCATCATTTGAATCTCCTCAATCGGCATCCCGCGATTGCTTGCCGTTGTGGCCGTTGTCCGCCGGAAAGTATGCGGAGTTGTTTTGACAGGCATGGCCGGAATCCGGCTCCGGACTTTTCGGATTTCCTTTCCGAGCGAATAGGATGACATCCCGGCGTGCGGTGCCCGTGTCGCACAGAACAGATGCGGATCGTCACCTTGTCTGGTGTCAAGATATCTCCGAAGTGATATTTCTGATTCCGGATTGAAAAAGGTTATCCGTTCCTTATCGCCTTTGCCATGGCGGATGTGAATAGTATGTTCCTGCCAGTTAATATCGTCCAGCAACAGACTGGCCGCTTCCGAGATGCGGATACCGGACGCGTACAACAGGTCTACCAGGGCGCGTTCACGGGGCGTTCTGCATACCATACGGAAGTGCTCCAGGTCAATCTGTTTCAGCGGCGGCAGTTTCTTTCGCTGATACTTAATGATCGGGATCGTTCGGGACGGACTGCGCGACAGGAATTCTTCATCAACGCACCACGAGAAGAACGCGTTGATCACGCACCGGATATGCTCTTTTGTTCTGGGACTCCATTGATCACTGCCGCCGTACAGATACAGACGAATGTCATTGGTTGTGATCTGATTATACGGTTTCCGGAGTGCATGAAACATCCGGTTCAGGATCCTTGTGTAATCTTCCAGCGTGCGTTTGGAACAGTTCCGAACTGCCAGCGATGCGATATACATTTTGACAATTGGCTGGACTCCTTCGCTGTAAACGATTAAGTCGGTGCATTTTTGTTCGAACGTATAATCCTGCGAGGCCAGGTCAATTTCCGCCATGACCCGGTTCACGACGGCAGGCGGAAAATTTGAATCGGTCAGACGGGAAACGACAGCGTGGCGAAACTGTTCATACGACATATCAATGTCCTCCTTTGTATAAAATACCACAAATCGTACTAAGAATATAGCACAGCAAAATAATACTTGTAAAGCCACGATATATTGTGTATAATTCAGACGAAGTTAATATATACAGGCACCAGATGGTGAGAAAAACCATTTGGTGCTTTTTCATTTACAGCAGAAAGGAGTGTATGCCATGATTCGGGTAGTCAACAGTGTGAACATGGAAGGCGTCGGCGGCAGAATTAAATGGCAGGAGCTGGCGGGAAACTCGCTTGACACAAAACCCACAGACGGACTGGCGACTGGCAGCGTGTTTGTGGAAGCAGACACCGGAACCCGCTATATTTATGATGAAGAAACGGCGCAGTGGAATGTACAGTCCTCCGGAGGCGGAGGCGGAGGCGGCGGAGGAGATCTGGACGATTTTATTGTGAATCACGGGACAATGACAAGCTTTGAAGGGAACATGAGTGCTATTGGGGAATGCACGTTCTATTATTGTTCCACCCTTACTACGGTAAGTTTCCCAAATTGTCTGGCAATTGGGAATAGCGCATTCCAAAATTGTTATAGTCTTGCTACAATAAGTTTCCCAAAGTGCACGACAATTGGGAGTAGTGCATTTAAATATTGTTCCTGTATCACAACGGCAAATTTTCCAAACTGCACGGCCATTGGAAGCAGTGCGTTTGCATTATGCTCTCGTCTTACAACTGTAAGTTTTCCGAGTTGCATAACAATCGCGAATAATGCATTTGGAAATTGTCCAAGTCTCACTGCTGCAAACTTCCCAAATTGTACGACAATTGGGAGCAGTCCGTTTCAATATTGTTCCAGTCTCACCACGGCGAGTTTCCCAATATGCACGACAATCGGAAGCAATGCATTCTACGGTTGTTCAAAACTTACAACGGTAAGCTTCCCGAATTGTACAACGGTCGAAGGTTGCGCATTTGCATATTGCTCAATTCTCTCCGTTGTAAGCTTTCCAAACTGCACAACACTCGGAGAATCTGCGTTCCAAAAATGCACCCATTTACTTTCACTATATTTGCTGGGTTCATCCGTCGCAACACTGGGCAATACAAATGTGTTCTCTTCTACTCCAATCAGCAACTACACCACATCAACAGGCGGAGTAAGAGGATCTATTTATGTTCTGTCATCGCTTTATAATACATATATTACAGCCAACAACTGGTCCGCATACGCCGCCAGATTCGTCAGCATGTAAACGGAATCATGGGTAGCGGAAGGGTAGCTCCCTATACGAGATGAAGGAGCCTGTTTCTCCGGCCATACCATCAAACAACCGAAACAGGAGGTTTGTTTATGAAACTTCAAATCCTCGTTCCCCAGTACAAGGAAACCGACTATGTGGTCAAACCGCTGCTGGACAGTATTGCCATCCAACAGTCCGTGCCCATGGAGGAGATCGGCGTCATCATCTGCAACGACGGATCAGACGTATATCTGTCCGAGCGGCTGATCAGTTCCTATCCGTACCGGATTGCGTACTACAAGGAACCGCACAGAGGCGTATCCGGAACGCGCAACGCATGCCTGGACCACGCAACGGCAGAGTATGTGATGTTCTGCGACGCGGACGACATGTTCTATAACGCCTGCGGACTCTGGATCGTGTTCCGGGAAATGGCGACCGGGTTTGACTCGCTGGTATCCGTATTCATCGAGGAAACCCGGCACCCGGAGACAAAGGAAGTCGTGTATATCAACCATGAAATGGACAGTACGTTCGTCCACGGGAAGGTTCACAAACGGCAGTACCTGATTGATCAGAAAATCCGGTGGAACGACAAGTTGACCATTCACGAAGACAGCTATTTCAACATCCTGTGCCAGAACCTGAGCAAGGAAGTGAAATACTGCACAACACCGTTCTACCTGTGGAAATGGCGGGACGAAAGCGTATGCCGACACGATCCGAAGTACATCCTGAAAACGTACCGGAACATGCTGGACAGCAACGACGCACTGATCGACGAGTTCCTGAGCCGGGGCATGAGCGACAAAGCCATGTTCTTTACAGCGTTCATGACATTCGACGCCTATTACACCATGAACAAGCCTGACTGGATCGATCAGGAGAACCAGGAATACCGGCGCAGTACGGAAGAGCACTTTGCCAAGTGGTACAAAAAGCACGAAAGCCTGTGGAACAATATCCCGGCAAACGACAAGATGATGATCAGCAATCAGGTACGCAGCCGGAGCGTGATGGAAGGAATGCGGATGGAATCCGTTACCATCGACAACTGGCTGAAACACATTAAGTCACTACTGCGGACGAAACGCAAATAAGCACGCAAAGAAAGGAGCAAACAAGTATGATTCGGACAATCAGAAGCGTCAATGTCGAGGGAATTTTCGGAAGGATCAAATATCTGGAGATGGCCGGAAATTCGCTTGACACCAAACCGACGACAGGAGTCGCCACCGGAAGCCTTTTCACGGAGGCGGACACGGGGAAACTGTACATCTACGACGAAACGACCGCACAGTGGTATGAAACGGACGCCGGTGGCGGAAGCGGAGGCATTACCATCCACATCTGTGGGCAGGGTGAGGTGGACGCCCAGGGCAAACCGAACATTCAGAATCCGGACCCGAAGACGATCTATCTGGTACCGACGACAAGCACCGGCGGAAACCTGTACGATGAGTACATTTACGTCAACGACGCATGGGAACCGTTCGGCAGCGGGGATATCGACCTGAGCGGGTACGCACCTACGGCGGACCCAGTGTTTACCGGAAGCATCAGTCTGGGACGGAAAGCAAACACCACGGTCGGGACCGGAAGCGTTGCAATCGGAACAGACGCACAGGCCAGCGGAAATTACAGCAATGCATTTGGTTCCAACGTAACAGCGAATTCTTTATATGCTCACGCGGAAGGCTGCGGCACAACCGCCAGCAATTCAGCAGCGCATGCAGAAGGTGACGGAACGACCGCAAGCGGAGCGAGATCTCACGCAGAAGGCTATAATACGATTGCTTCCGGAGCCAATTCGCATGCGGAAGGTTACGGCGGAGCAGGAAAAGGCGCACTCGGAAAAGCAGACCATGCGGAGGGGTATAGCACAAAAGCCAATTCGGGAAGCGATTCCAGCAGTTACGGGGCGCACGCAGAAGGCAAATCAACAACTGCTACAGCGAATGGAGCACATGCGGAAGGCGGTGTAACAACAGCGTCTGGACCTTACGCTCATGCCGAGGGATACGGCACAACGGCATCCGGTAATTATTCTCATGCTGAAGGGGCCGACGGAAAGGCAACTGCCGCGTATGCTCATTGCGAAGGATATTCTACGAGGGCGGCAAGTTCCTCTCAGCACGCCGGAGGAAAGTACAACATCCAGGATAGTTCCGGCGTATATGCAGAAATCATCGGCAATGGTACTGATGATGACGCCCGTTCCAACGCCCGTACACTGGACTGGAGCGGCAACGGCTGGTACGCAGGGAATGTGACCGCTGCGGGCGGGAGCCTGACGCTGGGAAGCGGGAACAGCGCCGTAACCATGACGGCCCAGCAGCTCAGTGATCTACTGAGTCTGGCAAGCGCAACGGGGGTGAATTTCTGATGAGCAATTATATTGTCAGCGATACGGATTTGACGAGCATTGCCGATGCCATTCGTACGAAAACAGGCGGATCGTCTTCGATTGCGTTCCCGGCTGGATTTGTCAGCGAGATCGGGAATATTCCGAGCGGGGGCGGCGGAGATCTGGATGATTTTATTGAGAATCACGGGACAATCAGCAGTTTTGAAGGGAACATGAGTATTGTTGGTAAGGGCGCATTTGGCTATTGTGATTCCATTGCAACAGTAAACTTTCCAAATTGTTTATCAATAAATGATTGTGCATTTACTGAATGCCATAATCTCATAACAGTTAGTTTCCCCAAATGTACAACAATCGGGAATAGCGCATTTTATTTTTGTTATAATATCCAAACGGTAAGTTTTCCCAGTTGCACGACAATCTTGAGTAATGCGTTCGCTTATTGCTCCAATATTTCCACAGCAGACTTCCCTAATTGCACATCAATTAAGAATTATGCATTTAACCATTGCGACAAACTTGTAACAGCAAGTTTCCCAAATTGCACAATGACTGGCAGTTATGCGTTTGCTAATTGTTTAAGCCTTACAACAATAGACTTTCCGAAGTGCACGATAGTAGAAAAATTTGCATTTAACTATTGCGAAAAGTTAACAACAGCAAGTTTTCCAAGTTGTGAAATAATTGGAAGTTCTGCATTCCAGTATTGTTATAATTTGCTTTCACTGTATCTGTTAAATTCTTCTGTAGCAGCATTAAAAGCCGTAAATGCATTCTCATCTACCCCAATCAGCAATTACACCACATCAACCGGCGGCGTATACGGTTCCATCTATGTGCCTGCGTCCCTTTACAGCGATTATATCGCAGCCAACAACTGGTCTACATACGCAGCCCGTTTCGTCAGCATGTAATATAAAAACCTCTTGCCAACACGAAACGCTGTATGTATAATACAGATGGAACTGCACAGATACTCAGGCACCGAATGGTGAGGAAACTCTCATTCGGTGTCTTTTCAATCTCAAGGAGGTGATGGCGGATTGAACACGGCGGCATATGTGGATCAACTGATTGCCGAACTGAAGGACAGCGAGAAAAACCTGTCCGAGGCGATCTGGAAGACCGCCATAGCCTGTGTCGGCTGGCCCTATGTATGGAGCGCATGGGGCGAGTACTGCACGCCAGCCGGACGGAGAAAGCGGAACACACGGCCCGATGAGCATCCGACCATCGTATCTGCATGTCAGGTACTCAGCGGAAAAAAGACAGGCTGTTCCGGATGCAGCTGGTATCCGGACGGACAGAACGTCCGGATGTATGACTGTCGCGGCTTTACCAACTGGTGCCTGAAACAATTCGGCATCAGCATTACCGGCAGCATCGTATCCACGCAGTGGAACGGCAACAACTGGGACGCAAAGGGAACGATTGACACCATTCCGGATGACATCCTCGTATGCCTGTTCCAATACAAGGACGGCAAATGGACACACACCGGACTGGGATACAAGGGCGAAACGTGCGAATGCCAGAAGGGTGTCCAGCACTTCACGAAGCGGAACAAGAAATGGACGCACTGGGCCATGCCGCGCGGGATCGGAGGAGACATGCCAGACTATAAACCAACGCTGCGCAGGGGGGACAAGGGACCGTATGTCACGATGGCACAGACGATGCTGATCAACCGTGGATACGATCTTGGCAAATGGGGCGCGGACGGTTCGTTCGGAGCGGCGACCGAGAAAGCGGTCCGGGCGTTCCAGAAGGACGCCGGACTGACTCAGGACGGCATTATCGGTCCCGCTACGTGGAGTGCCCTGGAAAACGATACACCAACAAGATACACCGTAACCATACCGAATCTGACAGTCAGCAAGGCCCACGAACTGCTGGAACAGTATCCGAACGCGGTGATGACTGAGGAGGGGTGAGAACATTGCTTGACTGGATTGTCAAATACTGGCTGGAGGTTGCATTCGGCGTGATCGTTGCCGGATTGAGCGCAGCCTATGCGCACCTTGCCAAGAAATTCCGTGCGGAAAGAGCCAAGAACCAGGCGATTGAAAACGGTCTGCGCGGAATCCTGCGGATTCAGATCCTGGACACGTACGACAAGTGCGTGGCCGCCGGACGGAAAATCAGCGTGTCACGGAAGGACGCCATCGGCAGTATCTATCAAAGCTACTGTGCTTTGGGAGATACGGTTGATGATACCATCCGGACGCTCTATGAGGAAATTGTGCACATGACCATCGAATAAGAAAGGAGAAGCAATTATGATTAACTGGAAAGTTCGTATCAAAAATAAAGCATTCTGGCTGGCGGTGATTCCGGCACTGGCACTGGTGGCACAGGCCGTGGCCGCTGTCTTTGGATACAATGTCGACCTGACCACGCTGGTCGGCAAGCTTCAGGCCGTCGTCAACGCAGTATTCGCCCTGCTGGTGATCCTGGGCATTGTGGTGGACCCGACCACGGCGGGCGTGAAGGACTCCGAACGCGCCATGAGTTATGAAGAACCGTGGAAAGACCCGGAAAAAATTCAGCCTCCCGATGAAGACCAGTAATCAAATACAAGGAGGATCCTTTATGGATGATAAGTGCCGGAACTGCGACGATAAGCAGGCATGTATTCCGTTTTTCGCACACGAGAACACCATGATGCACTACAACCACGCTAACAAGCGGATGCTGATCGCGATGATCACCGTATGTGTCACGTTTGTGCTGACGATTCTGGTATTCGTTCTCGGCTATACTGAGCGCGAAAAGAACTGGCTGAACACACTGGCACGAATGAATGTCACGGAGGTGGCTGAGAATGGAGTATACGAACAGCCAAATCCGTGAAACCATCGGAGAATATGTACACAGCGAACGCGACCGGAAAATACTGGAAAGACGCCTGATCGACGGCGTGACATTCGAAAAACTGGCGGAAGAATTTGAGATGTCCGTCAGCCAGGTGAAACGGATCATTTACAAGAACTCCAAAGCTGTATTCCGGCACGTACCAAAGTGAACCGGAAATGAACTGAACAAGGCACGAAAGACGACCGTTTACGAACTCGTAAGCGGTCTTTTTTTATGCGAAAATCGAATCAGCAAAAGGGAGGTGGCACCTGATGGACACGATGATCATGTATCCGAAAATCTGCCGGAAAAATATCCGCCGGATCAAACACCTGACCGGCATCAGCGAGGAAACAATCTATGCCATGATGCTGATGACCGCCGCACTGATGGACATGCGCCCGGAAGATGACAATGTGGCCGACATGATTCTGGAGGACTGCGGCATTTTTCCGCAGACGGTTGCCTGATGTGGGTTTATGCCAATCCGAACCCGTGCAGACAGGAAGAACCGGACTGCGTCGTACGGGCAATCTGCCTTGCGACCGGTAAGAAATGGCACGAGGTTCACAGTGAACTGTGCCGACTCAGCGCCGAGCGATGCACGATGCCCAGCGTGAACTGGCTGTGGGAACTGTATCTGCGGAAGCACGGATTCCGGAAGTTCCTGCTGCCGGACACATGTCCGCAGTGCGTTACGGTCCGGGAGTTCTGCCGGAGATATCAGAAGGGCAGGTACATCATCGGCACCGGCACACACGCGGTATGCGTCCGGGACGGCGACTGGTACGACACATGGGACAGCGGGGACGAAACACCAACCTATTTCTTTGAGAGGAGAGAAGAATGATGACCAATTATCCGGTACCTTATCAGAACAACTGGGGATACAGCGGCGTCGGGCAGCAGATGTTTCCGCAGTACACGGCGAACACAGGCGTTTCAGCCGCTCCGCAGCAGAGCACGGGCGAACACGGACTGAAATGGGTGGACGGCGAAATTGGTGCCAAGGCGTATCAGATGCCGTCCGGAATGCGTCCGAACGAACCGATTGCGCTGTGGGACACGAATGACACCGTCATCTACCTGAAGAGCGTCAACCCCATGGGGATGCCGAACCCGCTTCAGAAAGCACGGTATACGCTGGAAGGGACAAAGAGCGGCGAAGCACGGCAGGCGTTCTCCGGCGACCTGGAGCCTGACATGAGCCAGTACGTGCGGAAGGACGATCTGGAAAGCATGAAACAGGAACTGATGGACGCCATCAACGGACTGAACATTTCCGCCGGAACCGGCAGACGGTCCGCGCGTGGAGAGGAGTGATTTCATGAATCCGCTTTTTCAGGCTTTAAATGGGGCAGGAAGCGCACCGCAGATCGCAATGGGACAATCACCGTCCGTAATACCGCAGGCGGGTGGAAACGGCATTTTCGGGCGAATGCGGCAGCTTGCCGGGATGTTGCAGAGTCCGCAGCAGTTAGTGGCCCGGTATTTTCCTGACGCACCGGCGGAAATTTCCTGCAATCCGGAACAATTGCTTCAGTGGATGCAACAGACCGGAAAGGTCAATCCGCAGATGGTGCAGATGGCCCGACAGATGATGGGCAACAGATGAATCTTTTTCGGCGATTGCGCATAAGCCGATTGGGATAAAATAAAAAGAAAGGAATCAAACAACTATGACAGACACGAATGGTAACATTGTAATGCCGGTCGCTCCGATGGGCGGCGGATACGGCAACGGCGGTTTCGGTGACTTCGGCGGGTCCGGCTGGTGGCTGATTCTTCTCCTGATCTGTCTCGGCGGATGGGGGAACGGATTCGGATTCGGCGGCGGTTTCGGCGGTAACGGTGCCGGAACGATGCTGGTCAACAACGACGTGCAGCGCGGGTTCGACCAGGCGGCGCTGACTTCCGGTATCTCCGGTATTCAGAACGCGGTGACTTCCGGTTTCGGCGATCTCCAGACGGCCCTGTGCGGCGGTTTCGGTACCGTAAACAGCAACATCGCCAACGGTTTTGCTCAGGCGGAAATCGGCGCAAACGCACGGCAGATGGCCGGTATGCAGCAGGACTTTGCTCTTCAGACGGCGATGCTCGGCGGATTCAACAACCTTCAAAGCCAGCTGGCTGACTGCTGCTGCCAGAACCGGACGGCAACATTCCAGACCCAGGCGGTTGTGCAGAGCGAAGGCGCTGCGACCCGTAACGCCATCCAGGGTGGTATCCAGACGATCCTTGACCGTATGTGCGCCGACAAAATTGACGCCAAGAACGAGAAGATTGTCGAACTGAACAACAAGATCAACGCCCTGGAAAGCAACAACTACATCCAGAATGCTTTGACAGCTCAGACCCAGTACTTTCTCCAGCAGTATCCCCCGACGGCAACAGCGGCTAAGGTCGCCTGACGGGGGTGGCGCAGATGAAGCACTACGAGAATCTGGAAGAAGCAATGTGCAGGGAACTGGACATGCTGGACAAGAAGTACGGCAGCGATACGAAGGAAATGAACCCGCAGGATCTGGAACGCGCCGACCTGCTGTACCACGCGCTGAAAAGCGCGGCGACGTATCACGCCATGAAGGACGCGGAAGGATGGGAAGACAGGGACGTATCCGGTCGTTCCTATCGGCGTGGACGGGATAGTATGGGACGGTATGTCAGCCGGGACATGATGTCCGACGGATACTCCGGACACTATCCGGAATGGATGCCACCGTACAGGTACTGATGCAAAAGACCCGCTCCGGTTTGGAGCGGGCCGATTTTTTTATTTCATCAATGCTTTTGTGAGTTCGCTTCGCATGACCCATTCATTCAGTATCAGCAGGATCATGGATTGGATGTCCAGGTTTTTTGATTGCGCTGCTTCTCTGAGCGATTCAATCGTGTTTTCGGTAATGGCATCCGGATGAAAATGCTTGTTGTATTCAAACATCAGAATGTTCGTGCATTCTTCGTTCGTCAGACTTTTGTTTTCCAGCACATTGAATGTAACCGACTTGTCGAAATCATCGGAATGTTCGCCGACGGCATAATAAATGGCATCGGCAATGTCACCGGCAATGTAAAAGTACGGGGTCGTTCCATAACCGAGTTTCATCAGTTCACAATCCATGTCGTTTGCGGTTCTCCAGGCCTTGACCATCCTTGACAGCGAATCTTTGTTCATAGCTTTTGTATCCTTTCAAGTATATTGTGTCTTACCACGACACTTATTATACAGGATGTTGTGTATCTTTTCAAGACCCAAGTTTTATTAAATTTGTATTTCATGTGTATCTTTACAGGATATTTTGTGCTATAATACATTCCGTGATAAGGAGGATGGAGCATGAAATTTGCGGAAAGACTGAAGGAACTTCGAACCGAAAACCATTTGACGATGGAGGAAGTTGGCGCGTACATCGGCGTTGGCCGGGCAAACATATATAAATATGAGCATGGTATTATTACGAACATTCCGGTCGATAACGTAAATGCGCTGGCTGAACTGTTTGATGTATCGCCCGCATATATTATGGGATGGTCAGACGAACGTGTGCACAAGGATGCGATCCCCATTCCGAACAGCGAAACTTTTATGAAGGCTTATAATGTGATGGATTATGACGACCGGAGACTGCTGACAGAAATATTCATCCGCGCCAACCAGAAACTGGAGCAGATGGAGTCCGGAAAGAAATAACAGATTGCGGATCATAACCGCCCTGAACAGGGCGGTTTTTTGTTACTGTTTACGCCGGGGAGTCGTGGGGAGTATACGGCACCCCTGACAGGGGAGCCGTGTCAAACAGTATAAAAACGTCCCCCCAATGTAAGCAGTACAAAAATAAATTTGTAAGCAGTAGTGTAAGCAGTAGACCGCAATTTTCTGCAATTTAATACCATTCGTGGTATTTGTATTACGGCATAAAAAATCCCTTGAAGTGTTGATTCTTCAAGGGTTTGAAGCGGAGAAGCCGGGATTTGAACCCGGGCTGCCATCACTGACACTACTCCCTTAGCAGGGGGTACGGGAATGCAGGAAAATCAACGGACGCAGCGGTTGATGTAAGCAGTAGGTAAGCAGTACAGGACCGTTCTGTCAGGCGTCTTCGTCAGCAGTAGGACGACCGACGGCATTGACGGCAGACAGGGCATCGTCCGTGCTCGGATGGCTGTAACGGTCCAGCATACGCTCCGTACTCCACCGCATGACACGGCGCACGGTCTGGGACGGAATGCTTTTATCAATGGAAAGATTGCTGGCACATGTATGTCGGCATGAATACGGACTGAGCCGCCTGCATCCGGCTGATGCAAGCACAGCGTAATAGTTTTCGTACCATGCGGATTCGTTGCGTGGCCAGAGATAGCCTGTTTTCTGGGCATGATCAATCAGGTCCTTCACGACCGGAAGAATGGCATCCGACAAAACAACCGGCGTCTGTTTCCGGACTTTTGTTTTCAATCCTGACCGGATGATGATTTTCTTTCCAACGTCGATATTCTCCACACGGAGCAACTGCATTTCACCCGGCATCAGGCCTGTTGCGATCATCAGCAACGGGACGGCGGCACGCAGATCGTCATTGTCGTATGCTTTCCAGAGCGCAACCTGTTCTTCTTTGCTGAATGGGATTCGTTCCTTTTCTTCATGCTCCGGCAGGACAATGTAGGACGGCAGTTCACGGACGGCATAACGGTCAGCAGCGGCCATAGCAAACAGGTTGGAGAGAAGAGATTTGCAGTCTTTTGCCGGATCGTATGTTTTGCATGCGTTGTCCACTGTTTTGCGAAGAAGATCCACTGTTATGGCATCTACACGGACATCATGCAACGGTTTCAGGCGGTTCCATGCGGTGCGGTATTTGGACTGGGTGTTCTTAGCGATCTTTAGCATGTCACCTTCCGAATACAGTTTCCAGTAATGGGACAGGCGCGGTGCTTCGGACGGCTTTTCGACACCACCGGCACGCAAAGTAGGGCAGTACGCAATTGCGTCTGCCTTGGTTTTAAATCCGCCTTTTGTCTTGCGGATCGGCACCTTTGGTTTTGTGATATCGCCGTTCGGATAAACCCAGTCCATCGTGACGATGGCTGTCCATGATTTCCCCCGGCGATACGCACTGCCCATGCCGTTTCCCCTGACTTTCGGACGGGACTTGCGTTTGGTTTCCATATTATTCCCGTTTGCCGGAAACAGCTTTGGCTACGGCAAGCAGAGCGTCCAGGTCAGCATCGCCGAAATCTTTGACGCACTCAAACAACGCTTTTAATTTCTGATTCCGGTGCAGACATTCGGCAATGATATTGACGGACTCGTCAAGGTCGTCAGCGGACGGCAAAAGCGCTGACATCGGAACATGGAAAAAGTCCGCAATCCTTTTAATTGTAAGGAAATCCGGCTCTCTGCGATTTTGTTCCCAACTTGTGATAGAAGATTGGGACGTTCCGAGTTTTTCAGCCAGTTCCATCTGAGTTAGTCCGCGCTGAATGCGAAGGTTTCTAAGCTTTGTCGGGAAATCCATAATCAATCCTCCTTTTGTGGTCATATTAACACAGAGTGTGATAATTTGTCAACACAGTTTCGTAACAAAAATTTAACATCTCAGATGCTTTACAATTAAGTCGATTCGTGTTAAGATGTTGTCACGAAAGGAGGATAGCGATGCAGAAAAACGAAAGAGCGATTGAGATCGGAAAGCGTCTGCGCAAACTGCGTGACATCCGGCCCAAGACAAAAGTGGCGGAAAAAATGGGGATCAGTTATTCCGCACTTTGCAAGTATGAAGCGGGCATTCGGATGCCGACAGACGAACAGAAAAAAAAGATCGCGGAATTCTACGGCGTTTCGGAAGAAGAGATTTTTTTTGCCTGACAATAGTACGAAACGACTTAAAGAGAAATTAGGAGAGGTTTAATGGAGATTTCAAGAGACGCATTATTGCGGGTAATCTATGCGGCACGGATGAGCAACGCCATGGCCGAAATCGTTCGCACACTGGCAAACGGTTACAAGCAGGAAAACAAACTGGATCAGATAGCCGGGGCACTGGCGGACGCACTGTGCATGATCAACGGAGAGCAGCTCAATCCGGAAGATGATTTCGGAAACAGCCGGACCTACACATGGCTGTTCAACAGCCGGACAACCGACAACGAAGTGGCAGACGAGTTCATCCGGATGGCGGATAAGAATGCGCCTGTTCAGCCGAAGCCGCACACGATCAGCAAAGAACAGTTCGACGAACTGTTTCACAAAAACGGCGGATATATGTCGCCGGAAGGAGAGTGGAAGTAATGGCTGAGACGGAAATGACTGTTGACCTGAATCTGGAACTGGACCGGACACGGTCGAAACTGGCAGAAGTGGAACGAAAACTGATTGCGTGTGGAAGCGAAAACACCGATCTGGTTTTCAAACTGATGACCGCATGCCAGATGAAAGAATCGCTGAAGATGTCCCTGAGTGAATGCGTCAACGAATTGTGCCTGAAGTGCGGGCAGTATGAGAAAGAACATCTCGGCGCATGCGACGGGTGCAGATGGAAAGCGGTAAGGCATGGTGATTTCAATGACGCTGGCTCAGATTGACGAACTTGATGTTGATTTCCTGACGGTGGCTCAGGTTGCCAAATGTCTTCACTGCGAACCGCAGTTAATCAGGGATGAAGCTGAGAAAACACCGCAGTATCTTGGGTTTCCGATTTCAAAATTTGGTCACTCTTACCGGATTCCGAAAGAGGGGTTTATCAACTGGGCCAAAGGATTGATCCCGGTGATGCAGATCGTGAGCAGCAATGAACTGTTCCGGTCGTTTGAGAAGAACGTACTTTGAAGGGGATAAAACATATGAAAAAACATTTCCGGGATACTGATCTCTGCAAGTGGCTGATCGTGATTATCGAACTGGCGATGATTGTTGCAGCAGTATGGTTTTGCATTTATCTCTACACGACGGCAGGATTCGCTGAAGGTGCGGAATGGCAGGAAGCATTCATCATCTGCAAGCCAGGTGACTACGTCAACATTCGTCCGCATCCAAACAAAAAATGCGAGGAACTGGGACGGCTGGACGCCGGTGACCGGATCATGCTGGACGGCAAAAAGAAGAACGGCTATCTGCATTGTGTCGATCTGACTATGGAGCAGAGCGAAGGATGGGTGTTTGCCGGATATGTGGTAAACACCCGCCCGGAACGCATGGACCGTGAAGCAACGGTGGTCAGCATCGGACGACTGGCGGCGCGGCGGTATGTCGATGGGAAGCGGACAAAATGGCTGAAACCGGGGACGGTCGTGACGGTGTGGTTCCGGAGCGACGAGTGGTGCGTGACCAATTACGGCTATATCATGACGGAATATTTGGAGTTGGAGGGGCAGTAAGCAATGGAAAATCAGTTTTTAACATTCTGTCGGCTGTGCGGGAGACAGATCCTGATGACCCGTTGCACGGCGGACGGACGATGGGTGCCGTGCAATCCGGAGATTCACCGGTATAAAAAGGCGGGCGGGCCATACACATACGTCAATACCGACGGCATCCTGTGCTACGGCAAACGTGACAAGGACGGCGAATGGGGATATCAGAAACACAGTATGTGCTGCTTTCTGAACAGGAGGGCACAGGCATGAAATTCACAATCCCATCCAGGGCGGACGCATGGGACATGACCAGACGGGAAAAGGCGGCACTGACATTCCTGATGAACCTGACCAGTTCACTGGTGGACGCACAGGACGACCTCGCGGACAGGCTGACGAAGATTGACGGCGGATCGGAACTGATGAAGCAGCTTGCCGACGGAAGCGTCAAACTTTTGACAGAAGTCCGGAGAACGATACCGGAAAAACAGCGGACGAGTCTGGCGAACACGGCGGCAGACATGGAAATGCGGTTGCAGCCGAAGATGACGCCGAGCAAGACGTGCGTGGTCATGCAGAAGGAAGATTTCCGGACACTGGTAGACTCGGCGCAGACGGCATGCACGGAATGCGTCCGTGACAGTGAGGAATGCAGGGAATGCAAACTGTTCAACCTGCTGGTGACGGTACTTCCGCTGGACAGCTATGACGGCACATCGCTGTGCCCGTATTCCAAATTAATCCATCAATGGGAGAACTGACAGATGAGCGAGAACGGACGGGACAACAGTTTCGCACCATGCAAAGGGTGCGAGGAGCGCGAGGTCGGATGCCATGCGAGATGCGCCGCCTATACCGAGTGGAAGACAGAACATGACCGGCGGAAGAAGGAAGAATACGACGCCAAAAAGGGACGGGAAACCCTGAGCCACGGCGCATTGCGAAAGATCTGGAAGAACATGCGGTGGAACAGACGAGGAGCATTCAATCGGTCCGGATTTAACGACCGATAATAACAGGCGATGGACTTGATCCAGGGCATCGGCTCCTACGGTGCTTCTCCCTCAAAAAACCCTGCTTTTTACTATTGCTTCTCAGGGCGGAATGGAAAGGGAGATAAAAGCCAGCCGGTCGGGGACAGCCGGTCAGAAAGCGAAAATCCCCATGTGATGAAAGGAGTGAGAGTAATCGAAGTCAGCATCTGCAACCTTCTGACAGCGAAAGGCGAACCGTTTGAACTGGCAATGTATTCACTGATCTTTATGGAAGTACTGTCAGAAAAACAAAAAATGGAGGAGATCGAAGAAGCAAAGAAAGAGATTGATGCACAGGACCTGTTCCGGAAACTGACGTTTGCGGAACTGATGAAACGGGAGCTGCATGATGAAACAGGACATCCGGACAAAGACAGTACTGGTCGTTCGAAATCAGTACGGGGAATATCTGAGCCGGAGAGAGATGCTGACAGGGCGGATCGTATGGAGCAGAGACCTGAGCAGCACATGGAGGACCAGAAGCCGGGAGAAAGCCATACGGATGGCTGAAAAGTACGGCGGGAAATTAAGTTTATTTAATCCGATTATTTGGAGGGTAAAAGATTTATGACAGAACGAGAATACAACGAGGCGGAAGGAATCCGGAGAAGCGATCTGTGGAAAATGAACGACAGTCCGGAGAAGTTTAAGTGGTTCTCGGAGCATCCGGTGGAGCAGACTCCGGCAATGGCATTCGGGAGTGCATGCCACAAAATGATCCTGGAACCGAATGATTTCGGCAATGAGTATGCCGTCGCTCCGGCGGGCGTAGACAAGCGGACGAAAGACGGCAAAGCCATCTGGGAAGCGTTCATGGCGGAGAACGAAGGGAAAGAGATCGTTCCGGCTGATAAGGCGGAAGCCATGGCAGGAATGGAAGCGGCACTGGAGGCGTGTCCGCTGGCACATTATCTGATTCGGGGTGACGGACAGACAGAAGTGCCGGTGTTCTGGACCGATCCGGAGACGGGCGAGAAATGCAAGGCCAAGTGCGATCGGGTGCTGAAGGATCAGGACGGGAAGTACTACATCGTCGATTACAAGACGACCGGAAGTGCTCAGACGGACAAGTTCAACCGTAGCATCATCAATTACGGATATGCGTTCCAGGCGGCAATGTATTCGGAAGGATTGCAGATTGCTCTTGATCTGGGTTACCGGCCTGAGTTCGTGTTTGTGGCGCAGGAAAAGGAAGCACCGTTCAGCGTGAACGTGATCCGGGTGAGTCCGGAAGTCATGGAGTACGGCAAGAAACAGTACCGGATGCTGCTTGACAAATTGCACACATGCAAGGAACTGGATGAGTGGCCAGGTTATCTGCCGGTGGAAGGCGGGATGAACTGGACGGACCTGCCTGCGTGGGTGGATATGGAGGAAGAAGAGTGAAAAAGTATGTGTACGCATTCCGGCTCAGACCGCCCGGGCCGGGATGCCAGCCGATGGAAGGTTTGATTCAGATCAGCACGGAACCGGACATTATTAACGGAAGACCGTGGTGGGGGAAAGCAATATATAACAGGGAACTGACCGATAAAGAAACAGATGATTATGACCTGAAATATATCAGGACGATTGAGGAACAGGAGGAAACATAATGCAGACCCATTGGAAGAAACTCAACAATCCTAACTATCTGGGAGCATACGCCTTTGATCCCGGCGAGGAAAAGACAGGGACGATCGATCACGTCCAGCAGGAAAAAGTGATCGGTTCGGACGGCAAAAGCGAGGAATGCATCGTTTGCTACTTCCGCGAAAAGAACCTAAAACCACTGATCCTGAACGTGACGAACTGCAAGGCCATCACGAAGTTGTACAACACGCCGTACATTGAGAACTGGGCGGGCAAACAGATCACGATGCGAGTGCAGCAGGTAAAGGCATTCGGTGACCTGGTGGACGCCGTAAGGATCAAAAATAAGGTTACCGGCACAAAGGTTCCGGAGATCAAGTGCGCCGACTGCGGACATGTGATCAAAGGCATGGGGCAGTACGGTCCGGAACAGGTGGCAAAACTGGCATTCGATAAATATGGGCGGAATCTGTGCGTTGAGTGCGGGAAGAAAGCGAAAGAAGCACTGGAAGCACAGGCAAAGCAGGAAGAACCACAGGATGACTTGGCTGCACAGCTTATGGCGGCGGCTGAAGAATAAAAGGAGGATATGGTAATGATCAATCATCTGGCGATCCAGGGAAGACTGGTGGACACGCCCGTATTCGGGCAGACGAACAATGGCACGGAATATGCCAATTTCCGGATGGCATGGAGCAAGAAGTATAAGGACAAGGAGACCCGATGCTTCCTCGACTGCAAGGCGTTCAGCGGCACGGCGGCGTTTATGAAGAACTACATGAATGCCAAGGGACAAGAGATCATCGCTGAAGGCGAACTGAATACCGAGGAGTGGGAGAAGGACGGACAGAAGCGGTCGAAGATCGCACTGCTTGTCAACGGTGTCCATTTCTGCGGCAAGCGGGACAGTTCCGCTCCGGCTGAGAGTCCGGCACAGGCAGCACCGACGCAGGTGGATATGGGCGAAGGAGAACTGCCGTTCTGAGTTGATTATGATGCGTGTGCGGAAAAGGTAGACGCAGGACTAAGCGGAGGGGAGGCAGTCCGGCCAGACCCGACGTCCCGGACGCTGTGAGGTGCAAATCCTCACCCGCATTATGATATTCGCCGGATTAAACTGGCCCCGTGAGACCGCATCCGGCAGTCATTATGAAAGGAGACTAATATGTCTGTTGAATATGTGAACGTTGTAATTTGCAAGCATCCGAACTGTGAACAGCATTTCCTGTTCCGGGCACCGGAAAATGCCGAACATGGCCTGAATGCAGGAGACCGTGTGCTGGTCACCACCAGCCGTGGCCCTGGGCAGATGGCTCAGTGCATTACACCGCAGTTTACCATTGCCGATTTTCAGCTGAAGGAATTCTACAATACGACGATTGACAAGCTTAAGCCGGTGACGGCGTATCTTAAACCTCTTGTTTTCGCATACGTGCCGCCGAAAGAATGAGGTGATTATTACGACGGAACAGAAAACTGACAACCGGACGGTCGGCGGACGGTTTGAGCGCGATCTGGGGCATCAACTGGCGGACGCCGGATTCTGGGTGCACGTCATGCAGCAGAACAAAGCCGGACAGCCTGCGGACATAATTGCCGTGAAGGGAAAGTATCACACGCTGATCGACTGCAAGGTGATCAGCGACAGCAACGGTTTCCCGTTTGAGCGAGTGGAAGAAAACCAGAAGTACGCCATGAGGATGTTTCAGCGGAAGTGCGGTGAGTTGTGCTATTTTGCGCTGAAGATGCCGGACAATGAAGTCCGCATGGTGTCATTGGAACGCATTGAAACGCTGAAAGGACGCGGGAAAAAGCGACTCAACGACAGGGAAATCCGCGACCAGACATGGACCCTGGAGAAATGGCTGGAGAGCAGCGACACATGGGCGGAGGATACATGAACACAACGATATCAAACCGGATTTATATTGACGAGCCGACCGACGAAGTCAAGAAATGGGCGCAGGAAAACCTGCGCTTTCCCAATCCGGAATATGAGAAAAAACAGCGGATGGGATTCTGGATCGGTCGGACGCCGAAAGAACTGCTGCTGTATGAATGGAACGGCAACACGCTGATCCTGCCGTTCGGCGTCTGCCGGGAAGTGTATCCGCTGCTGAAAGGCACACGGGTGTACACAGACTTCCGGCAGAACAGTGTGATTGACTATGGCAGCAGAGTTCCGCTGTACGACTATCAAAGCAAAGCCGTAGACGCCATGATTCAGGAAAAGTACGGCGTCCTGAAAAGCACGACCGGAAGCGGGAAAACGCAGATGGGCATTGCACTGATCAAGGCGCTTCGGCGACGGGCACTATGGCTGTGCCACACGGCAGACCTGCTGAACCAAAGCCGGGACAGGGCACTGCAATACATGGATGAAGAACTGACCGGCACGATCACGGAAGGGAAGGTTAATGTCGGCGTCGGCGTGACATTTGCGACGGTACAGACAATGGCGAACCTGGACCTTACACAGTACCGTGATTACTGGGACGTTGTGATCGTTGACGAGTGCTTCCCACAGTATACGCTGATTGACACAATTAATGGAAGAAAAGCGATAAAAAAAATTGAACCAGGCGAGTTTGTTCTCACACTCGATCAGTTAGGCAGACCGTGCTACAGAAAAGTTTTGACTGTATTCAAAAAGAAACCGCAATCAATGGTACGCATTTCTTTACACGGGACCGGATCGATCTATTGCACAGCAAATCATCCAATACTGACACAAAGGGGGTATATCAGTGCAGGAAAACTTACAAGTGACGATGCCGTGCTGTGTATGCGGGACCCAGGTAGATCTTATGAATCTGACATACCAGCAGAGATACAACTCACTTCACGGGAAAAGGCGGGTGTTTTGCTCGGACTCATGCAGGATGAAAGCAGGGAACGTCTGGACGGAGGAACGCAGAGAACTGAGCAGAAAACTGATGCGGGAATGCAACGCAAAATACGCATCAGACAGGATGCAGAAGAACAATCCATCAAAACGTCCGGATGTTCAGAAAAAGATTTCCAGACGAATGAAAGAAATTGGTCATATGCCTTCCGTTCGTGGTGGAAACGGCACAGGAGAAACCATTCCGCAAAGGACGCTGATGAAGGCACTGGCATTATTATGCCCAGTATCGGAACATGTGATACCTACGAAGATTCCGCGCGGGAATGGATACCCAACGAACTACAAAGTAGATATTGCTATCCTGAATTCAATGCTGGCGATAGAAATAGATGGGAATTCACATTGTCCGATAGCGAGACAGAAACAGGACATGAAGAAAACTTCGCTTTTGAATTCATTAGGGTGGACTGTGTTGAGGTTCAGCAACGAACAAGTGATGGAACGTACGGAGGATTGTGTCCGGACGGTTGTGTCTACAATCTCGAAGTTGAAGAAAACCATAACTACTTCGCAAATGGTGTAAACGTCCACAATTGCCACAGGGTGTCGTCATCGGCAACGTCGTTCACGCGATATGAGAAGGTGCTTAATCATCTGTCGGCACGGCACAAGTACGGCCTGACAGCAACGCCGGAAAGATCGGACGGACTGATCAAGGCGACGTTTGCATTGCTTGGGAAAGTGGTGTACACGGTTCCGGAAGAATCAATTGCTGACAAAGTGATGGGGGTTCAGGTGCGAACATTGGAGACAGATACGGAGATTACCGACGAATGCCTGAACGATGACGGGACAATCAATTATGTACGGCTGATCGAGCACCTGACGACAGACCGCCGCAGAAATTTCCTGATTGCAAGTACTATTGCGGATAACAAGGGACACAGTTGTTTAATCCTGAGCGACAGGCTGAATCAACTGGAAGACTTGATGGAACTGATGCCGCCGGATATGCAGGGCGAATGCGCGTTTATCAACGGCAAAATGCAAAGCAAAAAGGCAAAGGCTGAACGTGAACAGGCGCTGGAAGACATGCGGACAGGGAAAAAAAAGTATCTTTTCGCATCGTACAGTCTGGCAAAGGAAGGGTTGGACATTCCGTGCCTGGATAGATTGTTTCTGGCCAGTCCGTGCAAGTACAGCGCAATTATCACCCAGTCTGTCGGACGGATC